CCTTTTTTTTATCCAAAATACGATGAGGCATTCAAATGCATTTGAAGCATCACCCGTCATTGCCTTATTCCTGCCGATATTTTTGTTTGTTCCGGCTAAAAACAAGTCAGAGCCTACTCTCGCTGTAGCTCATAAAAAAACTAAAACTGTTACTATATCCAAATGTTTAGGATATCCCCGTACAAAATCACACCCTTCACTTCTCATTATTGATAACGTAGCCAAAATTTAAATTGGAGCTTATCAACACATGATTAGGTTTGAACTTGGAAACCAAATCTGCGTTTGCTTGTCCGAAAACGACATTTCTTTAGAGATCAACAACACTCTCCACCACGCCATCCCTGTTAGTTCAAATGAGTATGCCATTCTTTCAACTATTGCTACTTACGGCAGTTTAAATGCGCCGATCAGTCAGCGCGTTATTGAGAGAAAAATCACTCAACACTACAAGATGGCTTTGCCAGAAAATGGATTTAAAAACGCGGTGGCAGCATTGAGAAAGAAGTTTCGCAAGCTCACGGAAGATCACGTTTCTCCCACGAGAAACATCATAGAAAACATTCACAGGACGGGATATTTCATCCCTTTTACCATGCTACATACTCACCAAAGCGGCATCTATCAACAAAAGAGAATCAACCAACACACGAAAAACAGCGTCAGAAAAGCCCTTCGTATTTGCTTGCGGAATAAAAGGATATACACCGACATAGCTTGGGTGTTGCTGGTTACTACAGCTATCTTTTTCTCGGTCTGCTATTACGCCATCAACAGTATTGTGAAACATAACTATTTAGATAGCGCATTGGACATTGCCGACAGCCTGTCTCAGATGAGTTGCTATGCTGATGAAGACCAACTAAAAGGGTTGTTTGATAACGTAAAGCTCGTTGAATCCAGCATGATGTTGGATCGCTTTAATATCCGCTGCTTGGTCACGCCAGAGGCGGTGGTTCCCGTCAGCCAAAAAGCGTTCAACGAGTGGAGCGATAACAGCAATTACACAACTCAATCCTTCGACATCAACAACGCCACCATTTTAGTTCGTGTGAAAAACATCAACTTACAGAATAACGTTGAGAGCCACATCTCGCGCTTTTTCCTTTCAGGGATGAAGCTTTACACCAACACAGGTACATCGTTCGAAATTGGTAATACCAACGGGCGCTACTTTCACTATCAAATTAAAGATACAGGCTATAAAGAGGTGTATTACATCTCAGGACCTTTTAAGAGCATCATTTTGTTGAGCCTGTTCTTTTTAGTGATACTAAGGCATCGGTCGCTACAAGCGTTCATCACGTATCTGTTTGCTATTCGAGAATTTCATATCAAGCTCGAACCGATCTACAACACCTCAACGCAGCAAAATATTCACTACGAAGCCCTTTCTCGATTCAAAGTGAAGAATACCCAAAGGTTCATCGAAACACTCATCAGCAATGGACTGCTTTTGATCCACACGATCTTGGTGATCCGAGCAATTTACGCCAAACAGCCGACTTTGTTGGTACCCATCAGCATCAATGTGTGCCCTTCTCTTCTACGAGGAAGAAACTTCTCGACTCTTTATCAAGAACTCGCGAGCAGAGACTGCCGTTTACTGACCATCGAAATCACGGAGAACGCGTCCATGTACTACACCTCCGAGATCTACGACAACGTCGCGAAACTAAAATTACTGAGCTGCAAAATCAGCATTGATGACTTTGGTACTGGAAACAACAACGTGTCACTTATCAGCAAAATCAACCCAGATTATTTGAAAATAGATCGGGAGTTTGTGATTGGTTTAAAGTCGGACGATAAGAAAGTGGAAACGCTGCGTCAGTTGATTGCGATGGGAAACACTTACCGCTGCACAGTCATCGTCGAAGGCGTCGAAACCGCAGATAGTGCTCACTTACTCACAACGTTAGGAGCCTACATTCATCAAGGTTACTTCTATCCTCTGCATTTCTAGCTTTTCTTAATGCCGCGAGTTACTTAAACTAGCTGATACCCAAATGACTTCATAATGTATTCGCGCTAAGTGTGCGAAGTGATTTGGGTATCACTAGCGTCTATAACTGGATGAAAGTTAAAGACGTTCGTACATTTTTGTTAGGTGGTGAGACCATCCACCACCCACTCGTGATTGAAACCATGATTGCTATTAAACCAACCAAACTGAAAGATTTTTCGAGTTTGATGCAATTGGACGTGCAGGAAGAGCAAATAGGATTTGCCAAGCCGTTTGAACAGGCTTACCAAAAGCGAAACAAGTCAGAAGTATTTTTTACTATTTATTCGGACTACCTAACCGTCGGCTATCTGATCATCGATAAAGGGTTTGCTCAGCATGCTCCTTTTGCAATGCGGCATGAGTTGGGCCTTAATTATTTGATGATTGATCGCCGCTTTCAACGCCAAGGTATTGGTGCTGAGGCGCTGAAAAAACTGTTTGTGTACGCATACACCATCGACCCAGAGAGCACCTCGCTTTGCGTGACAGTACCAAATAGCCATCAAGGTGCACTCGACTTTTTCTCGGCTTGTGGCTTTACGAATACAGAAAAAGCCATTTATGGCGAGCAAGAAAAAGAATGGTTGATGCGTCACCCGCTTGGTTAAACGCTCAATAACCAAACGCTAGATAAAACAAAGGCAAGCGATAGGCTTGCCTTTGTTATTGAACATGGGATTACTACGAAGGTTATTCACCCTTGTAGATACAACCTGCTGTACAAGTTTCTTTGATCTCTACTTTGCTTAGTAGCGGTAGGTTTGGTTTTAGCTGTTGCCAAATCCATTTTGCTAACACTTCGCTGGTCGGGTTTTCTAGACCTTCGATGTCGTTTAGGTAGTAGTGGTCTAAGCGATTGTAAATTGGTTTAAATGCAGCTTTTATCTCTGCAAAATCCACAACCCAACCTGTATGTGGATCAACTTCACCTTCTACATAAAGACGAACAAGGAAAGAGTGTCCGTGCAAACGACCACACTTGTGACCTTCTGGTACGTGTGGCAAATGGTGTGCCGCTTCGAACATAAACTCTTTGTATATTTCTGACAAATGGGATGACAACTTGTTAAACCTCTGTTTTATATAAACTTTTACAGCAATCAAATAGTGTGTATATGAACTCATATACACGCCTATATACACACTGTATTTTTTCGTGCTCCCCGATATACACACAAATCGGCGTGATTTAAGAAAAGGATCGGGCAAACACGAAACGATAATGTGGTCATTATCGTCGGCTAAGAGGCAATGCGCAAGTGAGTTAAACTGATATACACAACATCCGGCCACCAGCTATACACACACCAAAAAGCACAAAAAAAGGGAGCACTTTCGCGTTCCCCTTTAATCAATAAATTAGAATCATATCTATCAGAGATAGTGGCCTGATTGCCACGCAAAGCATATCTGTTACGACTCTTCTTTATTGCTATTGTTGATAAACTTGGCTGCTTCAAGCAGCTTGGCCGCCTTCATCACTGTTCGCTGAATAAACTCCTTCGCAGCTTCATCCAAAGCTTCACATTCCATAAGCGTAGCGACCACTCTAAGGTCATTTGACGTATATTTCATTTTTTTTCTCCTTAAAAGCCGAGTGGTTTACTGTCAAATAATTTACCAAAGAATTAGCAAGTTCTAAATAATGAAAAACAAAAATAGATTGGCTACCGACATAAGTGAAATTACTTAACGAAATATGCGTCTAATTTCGCGAATTTCATAACAAATCGGAAACGCGCATAAGCTACCAGACCACTGTTTATATATCCAGTTCTTTATAGCTATTTAGAGGTATTTTTTTATACATATTTGATAAAAAGCAAAAAGCCGCAATTTAGCGGCTTTTTATGGCGTTTAGATGTTTCTTAGCGCTCTGGAACGGCATATTCTTCGAATTTCGGCTATTGCTGCGCTGGTGGAATCACCCTTGATTTTCTCGTAGATACAGTCATCGGTTTGGGCTGCAATTTTGGCTTGAGCCTCTTCTATCTGACGCTCAATTTTGTCGCGATCAAGGTTAGTAACCAAATCACCATGAACACCCAACTCAACCTCATAGAACTTGCAAACCTTATACTTTTCGATTTGCTCTTTTAGCTCCACCTCACGCATTGCACTATTAAAGTCAAGTTCCGACTTACCAAAGCCATGCATTTCAGCAACTTTGGCTCTGCCATATTCAAGCGCTTCTTCATCCGACAAACCATTATCAACACCTTGCGCAACATTGATTTTAAAGTCACGCGAGTACAGTTTGCTCTCCATCAAACGTGCATAATGATAATCATACGGGTTTCGTTGTTCCGTTACCGTCGGGCAACGTGGTAGTTGCGCTGCGGTGGCGCACGACGCGCCACCAGCTAAACCCAAAATCATTGCTGTTAAAATGCTTTTACTAGCGATCATTTTAGATCTCTCCATACTTCTTTTCTAAGCACTCCATTAATGCTACCAACTCTGTTGCTCTTGCAGCAACTTCATATATTTTTGATTATAGTGCGCACCATTCTGTGATTTACTCACCATTTTGAAATGTTGCTTCACCGAACGGCTTAAAACTTCGTTGGTGATCGGGTTTTGTCGGCCCCATTCCGAGCGGTTGAACTCACGGATATTGTTAAGCACGCTTTTACGTCCATCATTGTCCTTAGTGCGTACCGCCAGCCAGTAAGCATTCATTAAGCTTTGACGACGGCGAGTAACTTGACGTTCGTAGCCTTTCAATGCGCTGTTTGAGTCGTACTGCTGAACAAGTCGAGCCGGAGTAAAACCAAGCGCTTGTTGAGCATGTTCAAACAATGTCACATCATCAATGATAATTTCACCATTTCGGTTTGTGACAGTGCCACCTTCTGAAGCGTATCGCGCAGTTCTAAATACGTCCTTAATCCATTTTGGAGTCATGTATTCTACGCCGCGCAAATACTGGCCTTCTGTCATGTAGTCCAAACCACGCGCCCAAGATACAGCAATACCAAATGATGCACCTGCCGCCTGTTGAAGAATGTTTTCAGCAACACCAACGCTATCTTGTGCGTCTGATTCTTGTACCCAAAGGCGAAGCAAATCAATGTTGATTCGGCTTGAAACGCTAGGCATTGAACCGTAGTACAAGCCTTTCGCAATATCTTCACCGAACGTCTTAGAAAGTAGCGATTTTAGCTCTGTCTCTGCATCCCAAGGCTCATTGTCATCACCTGCCACTGCATAGGCCATATTAGCAATTGCCGCGATTGTAGCGACTGGTAGAGCGTTTAGACCGCCAATGGCAAACGTAACGGCAAACGTGCCAAGCAACTGCTTACGCGCTTCCTTTCTCACCTCTGGCGTTTCGCCCTTAATTGAATCAAAGAAACGGCTAAACAAGTAGTAAGTCATGTTTTGGCTGTACTGCTTGAACTGCAATGCTACCGCCGCAACGTCACCTTGCATGAATCGAGCGCGGTTACGGCTCGAATAGTCAAAGTGGCTATCCCAAGTTGCTTTAGTTGCGTAATCAAGTGACTCTTGTTTGCTTAGTCCGTTCTTCTTCGCCATACGGTAAGCAGTGATAAAACAAACCTCACGGTTCATTACTTCGGCCCAATGGAAAGGCGCACCGATTAGTTGCTGTGCTTTCGCCCATTTACCCGTATAGTTTGACGACTCTTGCTCTGCCATACCTGTTAAGTCGGCCATTTGAGTTACGTCGATAGCACCAATTTTGATCGCGTGGCGTAACGCCTCTCTCTCTTCTTGGTTAAGTACGTCGCCCAAAATGCCGTTGGTCATGTCCATATCACCACGCAAGCCAGCTTTTGATTTTTTAGCAACGAACGTCTTAGCAAATAGGCCCGATAGACTTGCCATTTCCGCCGCTGTTTCCTTAAAACCAAAACGTGAGCCAATGTAAGGCAAAGCAATCTGCCAGTTTTGGGATAAGTTGATCATCGCTGACGCTGGTGAAATACCGATTTGCCAGAAGAACCCAAAACCAGTTAGCGCTTGCGCCCATTGTGCGCGTTGTGGGTTCATCATCCATTCGTGACGCTTAACCATTTCGTTATATAAGCGTGACGCCGAAACGTTATTGCTCTTATCCGTAGCAATCTTCAACTCTTCCATTAGATCGGTGAAGCGCTTCTCTGTTTCTAGTCGCGCTTGTTGGTTCGCTTGGCGAACACCCTGATCTGCTAGCACACGAGCCGCATCTTCTGAATAACCAGCCACACCTTTACGGTGAATGAATGATTTACGAATTGAACGATCAGGCATGGTTTGCAAATACATTTGGTAGATTTCATCAGTTAACTGATCTTTCACCTTGTCGTTAGTTTGCGCACCTGAGATCGCCTTAATAATATCGCTCACGAATGACGCGCTAGCACCATTTAGGCCGCGACTCTCTTGGATTTTTAGACCAAAGCGCACTTGTCCAACTTCTAAGTTCGCATTCTTATCATCCTGAACCTTGTAGCCAGCCGCCTGAAGCTTTTTAACGTCTTTCATCATGGCGTTTTCAGTCTCATACATTTGGAATACACGCTCACCGCTTGGGTCAACGGCATCGATCCAGTAGTTACCAAAACGCGCCAACGGAACATAGAAACCAAGGCGTGATTTTTCCATCATGTAACGATGGTAAGTGTTCTCACCTGCTCGTTTGTTACCAGCCATGGCAAGATCAGTAATGCGCTCTTCTAGCGCCTTATCCATTTCCTCGCGTTGGCTAATGTAGTGATCGCGCACATCGGTAAAGACTTTTTGAGCATCTGGCGAAAGCTGTAGGAACTTCTCGCGTAATGCCTTGTGTTTAAGTCTTAGTTTCGGCTCGTTCTTAATCTCACGCTCTAGCGCTTGGCGTTCTTGCCAAATTTCAGAACCGCGCTTAGTTTGCGAACCGCCGTACTCTTGGTAAAGCTTCGCTAGTGTTTTGAGTAGCGCTTTCTTCTCATCAGTTTGGTCAACATACTCTTTTGACGGGTCAACATCGGCCAACGTCGCATCGTGCAACAAACTAAAGGTAGCTTCGGCGTCTTGTGGCTTATCCTTACGGAACTTATTCAAGGCATCAGCTTGTTTGTGAACTTTCTCAATCAAGTCTGTTTTGCGTGTAGTAAACAAATCTTTGTTGTTTACATACGACTCAAGAATGTTGCCAACCTCACGGCTTACTCGTTTTCTACCTACTTCAGCCATTTGGCGTAGGTTTAACAACGCCCAACCACCATTTTTAAGCGCATCAAACTGCTTGCTAATAAATGGAACGTTGATCTTGCCAAGCATTTGCTTGTAGAAACTCTCATTCTTCGCTGCCAACGCATCAGCAATGCTCACAATTGGATCGCCTTGCTGCGCCAAATCCTCATCCATGCTTGAGATTGTTTGGCTAAAGCGCACAACGTTAGAAAGCGTGGTCATTCCGTTAGGTTTTCGAAGGTCGCTATCCACGTTGTTGATCATGTTGCGCACTTCTGAAAGCGTGATTTTCTCTGCACTCAAAATGCCAGAACGACGCAATGCACCAAGCACCCAAGACAACACTTTGTCTAAGATTCGTTGAGAAACGCTAGACTCTGTTTCTGCAATCTTAGCGATCACCTCTTCCGCTTTTACGTCTTCCGGTGCGGTTCGATATGATTTATCAACCTCGGCAAAGATGCCTTTCAAAGAGTTAACGTTTCGTAGGCTGTTGACCTTCTTGGTTAACTGCGCTTGTTGAGCAACGTCTAGGTTTGCGTATAGGCCATTGTGAGCAATAAACTCATGGCGCAAAGTGCGGCGAACGTCAGCAACGTTTTCCAAGTTTTCTGCCACCAGCACAACACGGTTATCACCGGACAACCATGCGCCTTTAACAATCGCATTGGATTCAGTTTCAACCAGTTCATGCAGATCGGCCATAGTTGGCACAACCATTACATTCGCACCTTTCAAACCGTCGTATTGGTTAATCCAATCTTGAGCGGCTTGAGTAACCTTTTCAGGCGATAGGCTGGTGGAAGGCTTTTTGTTGACTTCGCTGGCCTTGCTGAAACGAATATCGTCGTACTGATCGTTCGCTGGTTTTTCAATGACAATAATCTTTGTTGCTACGTTCGTAGGGTTCAAGCTGTTCTTGAATGCGCCAGCGTCTAGGTTGATCTCTTCTGCACCAACTTCATCTAGGTAACGACGGAAGTTTTTATTTGTTGTGTTGCCACGATTACCAGCCATTGAGCTAGTGATAGCAACCAACTTACCGCCATCTTTTAGCATCGTTAGCGCATGGTTGATGTGGTGAATATCTGCATCGTTACTAAATGGAGGATTCATAACAATGCGGTCATAGATTTCACCAGCGTTATATTCCAAGAAATCACCAGCAACAACGTTGTGCCCCTTCTCTTCAAGTAATTCGCTTAGAGTGAAAGCAAGTTCACCAACATCAAGATCTACGCCATTTAGAGCTGCAATTTGATCGGCAATGTGACCCATACCAGCACTTGGCTCTAGCACTTTCATACCTGGTTTAATATCGGCTAAATCAATGAGCTTTTTCACTTCTGCTTCAGGAGTTGGGAAGAAGTCATTAAACGCATTACGGTTACCACGTACAGTTTCCTCAATCTTCTCTGTGAGTTTTTGTAAGCGTGTTTTTTCTTTCTGCGTTGACATTTTTCCGTTGTTCGCTTGCTCATATTCACGCAAGGCTTGGCGCAACGTGATATCGCCTTTAATACCCATGCGAATTAAGCGATCTTGCGACTTGAATAACTCGTTGATGTGCTCGACACGGTAAACAGTGTTTGATTTGCTACGCGCTAGCTGGCGCAATTTAGGAATAACTTTATCCCAACGCGCACCATTCAAGTTAACGCTCTCGTGCTCCTTCAAGCCTTTAATGTTTGCTCGAATAGATTTAGCCGTCATCTTGTAACCGTCTAGGTTTTCGATTTCTCGCGCAATGTATTCAAGTGACGCTGGCGTACTCTTCGGCGCTGGAAAACGAACGTAACGAGCAACCTGATTAAACTTAGTTTCTGGTTTTAAATGCCAGTTGCCTTGCTGATCTCGATACGCTAGTTTTTCTCGAACATCTTCAGGCATATCCCATTTAACACGGTTCATAACGCTTGTTAGTTCTTCAAGCTGGCTGATATCAGTCAAGTTGCCTAGCAGTAGGAACTCGCCAGATTCAACGCCATCGGCAATCTTACGCAAGATATTCGCTTGCGCCTCTTGCTTATCTGCTCGTGCCGCTGCGCTTGCTGCCATGGCTGCGCGACGAGAAGTATTAGTCAAACGCTGTGCGTTGTTTGACTCATCAGCTTTCGCCTGTAGTGATTCCGCTTTTTCGCGTAGAGCTTCAACTTGCTTCTCTTTTTTCGACTTCGTTTTCTCTTGATCGCGTTGTTTAACTCGTTCGCTTTGATCAACGTTCAAGCCGCCCATTACAGATAGGAAATCATCACGCGCTTGTTCAGATTTAAAGTCAAAACGAGCTGGCAAGTTTTTAGGTTTGTAAGCTCGTGCGTACCAACCGCCTAGCTGTTTCGCCTTGGCTCTCATATCGTTGAAAGTATCGCTATCAACTTCGCTAAACGCAGCGCCATAGCGTTGTTCACCTTTAGCTTCGTTGAGAACATCGACCTTGCTCAACTCGATAGTCCCGTCAGTTTCAACGGCCTTAACTTCAGCTTTTCGCTCTAGTTCGCGCTTTTCTTGCTCTGCTAGTTTGCTTAACTGATTTTCAGTGTATAGACGGTCAAACTCGGCTAGCTGCTGGTCATTGAAAGCATCAATAGTGCCGCCGTTAGCTCGTGCGTAGGCTTGGAAATCATCAAGTGTTTGAGGATTATCAAGAGCCTTTTTCTTGCGCTCGGCTTCCTGCTCACGCTCGATTGCTTGTTGTTTTCGTTTCTCAGCAAGCTTGTTGTAGTCAGCATCACTCATTTCAGAAAGAATGTTGCGCATAGCTGAAGGTGATTTAACTACAAACATTCCACCATCAGACTGAATAGCAGCAAACTGGTTGCCGATATCTTTAACTGCTCGCTTAACTAGATCGTCTTTACGCAAGCTTGTATCAATCCATTGGCCCATTTGAGCAAAGAAATTGCCGATAGCTGGCTTCGTGAATTGGCTAAATTCTTCCTCTAAAGCCGGAACATCATCAATGTAGTTATCGATCAGCTCAATTGCCTCTTCCTTGGTGTACTCGCCACTTTGAAGCGCGTTGATAGCTTTTAGATATTCACGCGCTCCACTTGGGCGAGAACGGCCTTTTTTAGCTTTAGACGCATCAGTTTCGTTGCTGGTGGCCTTGCTAGATTTTAGTTTGCTTCCTTTTGGTGGCGTTGGCTCTGGCTTGTCGTCACTCAGATAGCTTTTTGCCAAGTCGATTGCTTTTTGGCGATCTGATTGATATTGGCTAGTGATCCAATTGCTGAATGAATACAAGTCGTGCGTATCCGCGCCAGCTTCTTCCATTGCTTTAGATACTGCTTTCCAAGCTGGTTCTAACTCGTAGCTCTTGACGCGATAAGTTGGGTTTTCTGCGTACTTATCTGATACAGCTTGAAGAGTATCAATGAGCGAAGGCTCTTGCTTATCTGCTTTTGTATTGGTTTTGCGCTCTTCTAATTTGGCAATATCACCTTCTAGTCTATTGATTAGTAGGCGCATGGCTTCGCCGTTCTCACCATTAGCAATACGAGCTTTGTAGTGAGCGATCTCAGCTTGTTTGTAGTTGATTAGCGCATCCAGCTCTTCAACGGTTGGATTAGACAAATCTTTAAATGGAGGAACCTTGGCCGGAATCTCTGGAATTTCCACATCGGAATCCGCATCTTCACCAAAATCTAGGTTCAAATCTTCCCAAGAGTTGGCGTCTAGGTGGCCTTGGTTTTCGTTGATAAACTTATCCCAAACCGCTTCGTTACCGCCTTTCGCTCGGTACTCTTTCCAGACTTCACCAAGCTCGTTGTAAGCATCTTGTTCGGCTTTTTCTGCTGTTCTTAGTCGGCTTTGTGCTGCTTTAACTCGTGGATGAGCCATATCAACACCACTACGATCCGTAGAATGTTGCATTTCAACTTCATCTAAGTTCTCTTGAGCTGCTTCAACTTTCTTTTGAGCTGTCGAGATTTTAGAGAGTTTGCCCTTAGCTTTACGGCTGATTGTGGCCGGAATCGCTTTTAATTGTGTAGGTTTGTTCTCAGCTTTTTTCGCCGTAGAGTCGCGCTCTGACTTCACTCGTTCAGATAAGTGGCGATCAGCATAATCACGCAGATACTTATCAAACTCTTTATGCTGTGAAGAAGTTAGATCGGCACCCTTTTTAATTCCGTTTTCGTCTCGGAACTCCGCAATACGATGAGTGATCCAAGACATATAGCCAGCATTGCTATTGATAGCTTCAAGCTCTTCCGCTTCCAAAGTATCTAAGTACGCTTGATAACGTGGGTTATCTGCCTTACCTGTTTTTGCTTTAGCAAAGCGTTCTTTTGCAATTGTCTGATTTACGTCTTTAGCTTTCTCTGGAGTGGTAATGCCTCGACGCTCAGACTCAAGCTCTGAACGTAACCATTTAAGATCCTCATTAGTGCCTTTGCCGTCTTTGATTTTGTTTAGACGACCTAAACGAGCGGTAGCGCGTTGGCGAGAAAGGTCACTGTCACTTGCTTGGTATGCCTTCTTAGCGTCGGAAATCTCGCGATCCAAACCTTCCAGCTCTTCATCACTAAGTAGTGCGTCATATTTTGATAAGCGAGTTTTCAGAACGTCACCAAAGCGGAGCAAATCACCTAGCTTGCCAGTAAAGTAAATCTTGCCTGCTGAATTGATATATTCCGCAGCATCTTGCAAAACATTCATTTGTTCAGGCGTAGGCATTTGGCCGCGATCAAGGCGTTGCTCAACACTAGGCCAAATATCAACGGCTTTCGCTGTCTTTTCGCGTTCTTCGACTAAAAGTGATTGGTCAACAACACCTTTGCTTTGGGCTTTTTCTGCTTCGCTCTGAAGGTAAGATTCATTGCTTTTTACAATAAGGCTTACATATTTATCCGCTGCTTGATTAGCTTTTCCAATAGCATCCATCAAGCGCATATCGCTACCTTTGCCATAGTCAAAAGTAGTAACCGGTTCCTCTTGTTCCGCTAGTCGGATTTGTACCTGTTTAAGCTCTTTATCTTGAGTGACGTAAACCGATCTCTCGCCAATAGTTGCGTTCCACTTTTCGACTTTAGGCGTCAACGTTGTGGTATTACCGCTGCGCTTAACGTCCACTCCATCAATACCTTGACCTATTTTAAGGGTAGGTTTCTTGGCTTTTTTGCTATCAGCTTGAGCGTTTACTTCTTTGTCCAACCAGTTCAGATCATCTTTTGTACCCTTGCCTTCCAAGATGTTCTTGATGCGTTGTTCACGGTTAACTTTCTGACGGCCTTTGATTGCGATTTCAGCTTGAGCTTTACCAAGTTGACGGCCAAGCTCTGAACGTTTTGCAGCTTCACCAGATTGGTAAACATACTCGTCGCCAGTCTGTGGCAACTCTTCACTGTATGACTCAACCTCTTGAGACTCGCGCTTATCAAATTTCTTTTGAATACGAGCATTGCGATTAGGTTGGCGCTGTTCGACCTCTTGGATTGATGCGGAAATAGGCTCTTGAGCAACTATATAAGGCGCACGATAACGTTCCTGCTCTGTTTCTACAGGATTTAGGTCATATTCATTCGCTAGCTTGGTGAATCGCTCATCACGATTAACGTCTTTAGGATTAACGTCAGACCATCGATCAAACTCAACTTGTGGTGCGTCATAAACTCGTTGATTCTCGATACCCGTTGCTAACGGAGTAACGTCACGCTCACCGTTTGGTTGATGTCCACCAGCAAACGAGTTGGTTTGAGCTTGTTGTCTCATGCCTTGAAGAACACGCGCCTGATTGCGTTGAAACTCTGGCGTTTCCTCAACGTTTGGTTGATAGCCATTGGTTCGAATGCCGCGATTCTCTAGTTGCTGTTGAGCATTGCGCTCTTGAGCTTGCTGATCACGCAGAAAACTCTCTTCATCAGTTGGGCGTAACTGATCGACTTGTTTTAGCTCGTCGGAGTTAATGACACGCTGCAAAGCGCTGATCGCTTGCTCTTGGCTCATGCTTCCGTCACGACGCGCTTTTGCAATCTGAAGCACTGCTGCTGGCGAGATTTCCATGGCGCGTTGCAAGCCTTGTTTAAAGTTTTCGTCTTGCGCTGCAATTTCATCGACAAAACCAAGCTCACCACGTCGAATTGATTGGCTCAATTCAAACTTATCTCGTTGAGCATCTTGAGAATGGTATAGCTCTGAATCTGCCATTACTTCGCCAGTTTCAGGATCAAACATTTCTGCTTGAGCAACTTCATTATCAACTGGTGATTTTTGTTTCTGTCCAATAGCACTCAAGAACTCATTGTAAATTGAATTCATTGAACGCTGCGCCGCTTGACGTTCTTCAATGGATAGATCTGTATTAAGAGTTGCCAAGTAACGGCTCATGTCTTGACGCAATTGCTTCGCGTAATCATTGCCTCGGTCTTGTTTTTCCCAAGTTTTGATTGCGCTGACTGCTTGCTGGCCGTCACGGATTAGATCGGCATGATTGTCTGAAGAGAACAGATTAACAGGCGCTTGCTCTTGCTGTTTTGCAGCTTCAGAAATTGGTTGTTGTGGTTGCGCTTGCTGTGGCTGTACTGGTTCCGGCTGTTGTGGCTCAACACTTTGTTGTGCTTCCGCTTGATCTTCCGTTGCGTGACGCTCTGCTGCTGGTGGCACTTTACCCATTGCAGCACCTAACGCTTGATGTGCTAAAGCCGTAGATTCGTTAGCATCAAAGCCCATAGAAAGAGCGCGGTTCTCAATCTTCGGTCTTAGAAGAGCCTCAATCTCTTGATCTGTTTTACCAACCGAGCGCAATTGCGAAATCACTTCTGGATTGATCGCTTGTTCAATCTTGCTTTCAAAGTTACGACGACGGTAACGACCAGCCACACCACTAGGCGCACCAAAACCACCACCGATCAAACCACCGACTAAACCAGACTCAAGCGCAGCCGCGCCAACGCCTTCGGAGTTGTCGCCTTCAACGTCCATCTTTTCGTTGGTATGAACGTTAGAGCGGTATTGTTCAACGCCACCTTGTACGGCCTCGGTGCCACCTTCAGCAAGTACACCTTTACCAATAGCACCTTTGATTGTTTTGCCTAAACTACCTTTTAGCAGTTTAACCATTGCCTGATCACCTACCGTTTCACCGATCAGGTTGACCATGCCTAGAGTAAGGTCGGTTTTAATCGAATCTCCAACCTCTTGGGCCAATCGAGTACGAGCGTTGTTTAGCGCCTCTTCATCAGAGATATTCTTATCCGCTTCTTCGGCCACATAACGCTTGAACTGTGGAGAATCCATTAATTCGTGATAAGGAATGTTCTCGATTTCTCGTTGAACATTTAAGGCTTGACCACCGTTACCAGCCGCCAAGTTTAGAAGTGCGTTAGTACCGACATTGGCACCTTGGGACACCGCAGCGCTTCGACCTGCCATTGACGCTGCTTTACCTGCTGCACCTGCTGGCAACATGGTTACAGCCATACCACCAAGCACATTAGATGCTGTGCCTAACCATGTACGCCAATCTTTAGCACCTTCGCCAAAGCTCATATCATCATTGATGATATCTTTCGCCATGGCTTCGCGCATTTCAGGCGATAAGGTTTCGTATTGCTCATTAGCCCAATTCTCTAATGAACTTGCTGCCTTTTCTGCACCAACGAAATTCGCAGCACCAGCCAAAGTTTGCAAAGCGCCTTGTTGAGCCATATCAACAACGTCACCAAACGTTGATGTGTTTTGATTGCGTTCCCTTTCCTCAACTAGACGCATCGCCTCTCTGAAATCCATCGGTATCCCCTCTTATTCTGCATAGGAAATAGACAGGGGAAGTATAACCCCAACCGCATCGATTGGGGATTTTTGTTTACGTTCGATGAATTAACGATTAGCCAAACCTAATGCCATGTAGCGTGCGGCTGGTGGCGCATTTTTACGCTGCTCTTCTACTCGTTGAGCCTGAGTTTTTAAGTTATCTCTGGCGTTACTTGTTAGCTTATCGGCTGCGCTATAAAAGCCACTATAGTTAAGCCAATCCATTGCCTGTTGTTGTTCTTCAGGACTCAAGTTCGCTGCCTTAATTGCTGCAAGCTTTTCTTGATAAGTTCCATCAGAGTTTAGGATTTCCTCTCGTAAAGCCTCTAACTCGCCTTGATTTGACGGTTCACCTTCTGTCTGTCCGGCGGCCTTCTTCTCGCCATTGGTGAACTCTTGAGACTCGCTTATCAGCGTTTCATTAGATGGCTTTTTCTTGATGATATCTTTACTTTTAATCATCTCTTGAATAGCCTTATTTACCTGATCAGGCGTCGCGGCTGGGTTTTCCATTAGATAAGACTGAAGTTCCGCTTTGCTGCCCGCTTTGAACTCATAATCAGGATATGACTCAACAAACGCTTGCGCTCGTTTTCTTGCCATACTTTGCGCTTGTTCCTTGGTTAAGTATTGAGGATCATAACCTGTTAGTGGCAAATACATCATCGTATGACGCTCTAGTGCCTTCTCCCTTTCTCGATTCAAGCGATCAATTTCGGCCTGATAATCTTGTTCCTTATCGAACATATTGCGGTCAAGTTTGGCAATCTGTTCATCATACTTGCTATTAATTCCGTTTTGTTCAGATAGCTGTTGCTTCGCCAATTGAGCCATTGAAGAAGAAGAACCACTAGAGCCTGAGCGACTAGAACGGCCTGAACGACCACCATATACAACATTGCCATTTTCATCGAAGTTCAGAGATCGACCTGTTTGAAGTTGACGCCAGTTGTTCAACTCTTCACGGTTCAAATGCTGACGAGTATCAATCATGGTTTTCATTCGGTTACTAAACTCCGACAATGGCACAACTAAGATATTGTCATCTGGCTTGCTTGTTCGGTTTTGAGTAACCGGAACTGTGACAGTTTTGCCATTATCAAGAGTTAGATCTTGCTCAATAACTGCGCCACCGCCTTGAGTGATTCGAACTGCCGAAACTTTTCTCTCAACTATTTGATGTTGCTTACCATCCTTATCCGTGTAGATCGTAGGTAAACCTTTTGCCTTGGTGATTTCAGGCATCAATGTTTCCACTGCATTGATCAACATTGGGTCATTTTCTGCTGGCATTTCACCTTGTGCCATTTTGTTGAACAAAGTCGCCGCCTCACCTAAAGCCTTGCCAGCATCACTACCAAGAATGTTGTTCACATCAAATTGAGGGTTTTTAGCTACATAATCTGCAAACTCCGGCGTCTCCATTAAGGAAAAATCGCCGCTGGCAATCGCCTTATCAATCGCTGGAAGGAAGATTGTTTGAAAACCTTCTTGGCGTTCCATAAGTGTTTTCTTATGGTTATATTCTTCCTGTTGCTGCTTAAATGTAAGCTCTGCTTGCGCCCACTGCTTTTCTTGTTGTTTTCGGCTTTTGGCTTGCCAATCTAGATCATCTTTACGCTGTAACTTTTGTTGTTCTCGATCTTCAAGCCCTTGCTGCCAACGAATATCTTCTCGCTGTTGCAAGATTTTCTTTCGTTCTCGGTCTTCGTTGTGCTCCTGTCTCCACAACTCACGATCTTGCTGGCGGTTGTGTAGGTCAATTAATCCTGCACCAACTCGAACGCCTTCATTAAAACTACCAATAACGTTTGCCATGAAAAAAACCTCTAAAAAAACGACGCAGCTAGACCACCAAGAACGGCACCAATTGCACCACCAGCAACAGTACCAACGACAGGTACAACACTACCAATTGTTGCACCTAGAGTTGCACCAGTACCGATACCTGACGCAATACCTTGCTTGTATTGCTGTTTAAGCTGCTCGTTCACTTGTTTGCGCTGTTGCTCTTGGTTAGAAAGATTTCTATAAGTATCAAGCGAACTTCTCGCGTTATTTCGACCAATATCAATTAGACCGTATCCCATATTAACCCCCTAAACTCCACCAACTGAGTTAATTAAGTTTCTGCTTCCTGACGAAACACCCGTCATCAATCCGACTTGTAAATCGTTTATGGCTTGGCGAGTGTTGTTATTAGTTGAAGCTAGCGCAAGCGCGTTATTCATTTCCAAGTTTCGTTTTTGCTGATCAGTTCGAAGATCACCTAAACCATACTTTCTAGTTGCATTTGCAGCATTGATATTGGCTTGTTCTAAGTTCTTCGTGGCATTTGCGTTATTTCTATCTAACTGCTTATTTAACAAATTATCGGTCATAGCAAGATCGATAAGTTGATTCTCATATTGTTGGAAGCGCTTTAGATAATCTTCGTACTGCTTTCTCGTAAGATTCGCGTATATGTATTCAGGATTACCATAAGCGTTAACCATCATGTTTGAAAGATTATCGCTTTTAACACTGGCGGTTGGAGAGGTTGTGGCTGGCGCGGCTGAACGGCCAGTATTTGGATTGTAATAACCTAATTCACCCTCTTGAGGCATGATTATTTTCTCCTAACGTTTAACTTAAACCGTATGAACTAGCGCCGCCCATTGGCGCAAAGCCATCGTCTGATTTCATACTTTTATAAGTATCTGGTTTGAAGTAATTACTTAATCCCTGTCCAGCGCTTGATAGCATCTCTTTGCCTGTATCGGTGCCAGTAAGTAAAGAGGCACCAGCGCCAGCAACCGCCGCCGGAATAGATACGGCGTTAGCTTCATCAATTGCAGCTTGGTTGGCCTTACGCGCTGACGCCGCCGCAATATCGTTAAGCCCTGCCGTGGCTTGAGTCGCCTGACCTCGCCCCATTGCAACTACGTTTTGAAGATTGCCAGTAAAACGCTCGGTTACGTTGTGTTGGCCTTGCGCAGTAGTTTGCACCTCGTTGGCATTAGAGCCTGAGATTATGTCGTTTGAAGCGCTAGACGCCTTACCTGAACTTGGATTAAAGCCAGATGCCGACAATTGTTTTTGAGTCTGATTGACAGCCGAACTCGTTGCACTATTCGACGTTGTATTGGCCGCTCCTGCTATTTTTTCGTAGTTTGCCTCGTCCCCCATTTTTTCGGTTATACGCATATATTCGTTTTCAATTGGAACAAACACCTCTTGATATCTATTCCACTCTTTAGCTGCTACTTCTGCTGCTGCAATCTGATCGGCAGTTGGTTTTGCTTTTTCTGGCCCTTTACCCATTGTTTACCAGCCTTTTCTCAAACCTGATTAAACCTTGCTCATTGTACCCTACTTTTTTAAATCCGTGAGCACGCCAAAGCCTGTACACACCTGCTCTTCGAGCCAATGAAACAATCTTTTCTGCTCCCACATCTTTAGCAAGTTGATAGTACGCATTAATGTAATCTGATATGCCATGCCCGTTATCAGACCATCCAAAAACCACATACATAACTATCTCGTTATCTTCGTGCGTCACCTCCAAAACTGCGCCACAACGCTCACCAACAAACAAGTGTGCATCACCACTATCCAACTTACTGATCACCTCTTTCGGCAAATCCGGCAAATCATCACGACCAGCCACGTAAACAAGCTTTCTCACAAGCATGTAGATATAATTGTTGTGATCAACTTTAGCGAACCGCACTTTTTACCCCTGAACGATCTAGAACGCCTTAACAAAATGGCGCAATTCCAAAAGCACTAAACCTAAGCTTTGTAGGTGAGCACTAATCCAGATGAGTTCCACACATGCCAAGAATTGTTTTCGTGGTTTCTTGCACGCAAACTAACCTTATAAGCCTTACCAGCCGGAAGACTATGCCGCCAGATCGGTGAGTTTTGAGCGCTTAGACCACCAACATCTTGAGTATGAACAACCTCATCATTAATTAAAAAATCAAACCATGCACCGAACGTAGTCACATACACACTCCCCCAAACAACCTCACGATCCCAAGTAGCCATTGGAATATCTACTGAGTAGAGCGTCTGAATTAGTCCTGTAGTACTTTCTGTCTTCATAACCGTGTACGGATAAGGTTTTATTACATCACCAACGATCTGATTAACATTGAGACGACCTTGAATATCGCAAGAATCAGTAATCGTAACGTTCCTTAGCACACCAGAAGTCGCGGTAATTTTCCCCGAAACATCAGCATCGACCATTTTTGCCACACCAGCCGCGCTCACATAGAACTTGCTGTTCGGGTCATTAATCGTTGACGCTCGTAACGTTACGTTTGCGATCACTGTATTTGCTTGCACGCTTGTTGCCACGACATCACCAGCAACCAGATCTCTAATGTCTGCAACCTTGATTGATGCAGTGTCTATTGCGAGTACGTATTTTGGCGGAGCTGTACCAACTTGGCCGCCGTTAACCCAATCCTGATAGGCTGGGTTTTTGATAGTGCCAAACACCGGAACGATGCTGTTGCTACCTGTACCACCAGTATTCTTGTCGTAAGCGACCTTAAAACCTGCGTTCTTAACAACAAATTCTGCGTTTGCTGTGCTCGTATCAGTGGAAGACTTGGCTACAAGAGCAACACTAGCCGTCATTCCACCTATGCTTGTTTTAACGCCCCACAACGCAGAATAGCCATCATCAAGATCGGCCAATGCTTCACTAATCTGTGTGACTGAAGATGAAACGCCGTTAACCGTTGCATTAACTTTTCCAATCTCGGTACTAATCGCCTGATTGGTTTGCGTCTTTGTGTAGTAGTTCTTGGATAGATTCGAGCTAACACCATCAATTGATGATTGCAATGTCAAAGCAGATTTAGCAATGGCCTGATCGGTTTGCGCTTCAGTGTAATAGTTGTTGGCTAAGTTACTCTCAACACCCTCTATTTTCGATGACATTTCATTGGTGGCAATGTTGATCGCTTTTTCAGTATCGGCCCATGTTTTATAATTGGTCGATAGATTGCTCTCAACGCCCTCAATTGACGCTGACAACGACGTATTTAGTTGAGAAATTGCTGACGTTAGTTTGGCGTTCGTCGCGTAGTTTTGCTCAATACCAGAAATTGACTCACCAAACTTAGTTTCCATATCTAACTTGGCCGTCGATATTGCCTTATCAAGCGCCACCTGAGTTGCGAACTCTTTTCCGACCTGAGCAAGAATAACGTCTTCCTTGTTTTCAATTTCTGATTTAACAGACTCCCTTAATGCTGACAGTGCGTTGTCAACTTCAACCTTAGTTGCGTATTCGCGTTTAATTTGAGAAAGAATTGACGTCTCATTTTCCTGAATTTGAGAGGTTACCGTTTCTTTCAAAATCGCAATAGCCCGATCAGTCTCAACGGCTGTGTAGTATTGTGTTTCAATTTCAGCTCTTAAAGTTCGGTTTCCTTCCCGACGCAATGCGCTTTCCTTATCAACCGTCACTGCGTTTTCCATAGCCGCTTCAGCTAAAAGGACGTCAATATTATCCACGGTTTCTGCATCTGGAATCGACGAAAAATCAATGGCTTCCAGTGCTTCAGGCAAAGGAATCAAGTCTGGATTCCCTTCAAGTTCCTTTATGATAAGGTCGAGATAATATTGAGGGTCAACAACGCTCTTTGCATGAGTACCATTAATTGAGTTAATCGCTGAACGTTCGCCTTTTAGGTTTACGAACTTGATCCAATAGTAATAATCACCTGTAGGCTCAATCGGTATTGATGCAACACTAGAAGGAGTTGTTTGCACCACAATCGCATCTGCAAAAACGTTTTCTCTTGCCTGATAAATTTCGGTGTAAGCATGGCCTTTATATGGCGCGGTATCCCACGAAAGTAGTGCGATACCAAAGCCAGATTTAACCACTAAGTTTTGTGGTGTAGTTGGCGTCTGAACTTCCTCACCAACAATCGGATCACCACTACCGCCGTCCGAACTTGGGATATTAATTGTGCTCTGTAATTTGCCGTTTCTGTAGTCAGCAAAACCAAGCTTTTTCATATCTTCCCAAAGGACGGCTTTTTTGCCGCCCTCGCCACGCATACCGATCAACTGTTCCAAGTTGTCGGCAACTGCATCCATTACAGCGTCACTTCCTTTCTTGTGGGGAATAGATTGGAATTTACCCTTTAGCTTTTTGCCGCCTTGTAATGTACGAACTGCCATTTACCCGTAAACCTCTGCCATACTAGAAGCAATGATCACCTCTTCTAATATTCCAGTGCCATAAACTTCAAATTGCCATGAGTTGCCCCTTGCTGGTGGAATGCGTATAGGTCGATCAGTTAACGTACCTATCTCGTAATCTTTGATGACGACTCCATCAACGATAATTTTCATTCCAACCAATGCCGGATCTTCCGCTCGGATATACAGCGTACTAAGTGTTGGATACATGGCGTAATACTCTTTAGAACGCCAAACATACGCTTTAGGTTGGCCCTTGTTCCATTCAGCCAATTTTGTTCCATCTTCGCTTCGAACATAAAGCGTACCTGTCACTAAGTCAGTAAATCCAAGGTTTGAACCTATAGAATGGAACGTAATACCACCCGTTTTAGGGTCGAATATGAACGACTTATCAAGCGCCTTTCCGTAAAAAGCCAAATACTTTCCATCGTAGTAGTAAGCTTCAATGGTTTCTGGCTCCAATGCTTCCCACTGCTTAGAGTCAATAATATCTTTGGTAATTAGCTCAACGTCTTGACCAGTGAACGCACAAAGGCCATGAGGAGACGCATAGATAATTAGGTTGTCGATATTTCTCATAGAGCGCTTGGAAACACACGCTTGCATAGACTCAAGCTTTCGCCCACTAATCGCATCACTGGTGATACCTTGGAACACCCAAGGGTAACCTTTCGTGCCAACCAATAGCATATTGCTCACTGACTCCATTGCTACGATTTCGTGCTCTGTTGTGAGCTGATAATCTACAGGCCATGCGTGAAGTAAATACGGCTCACTAAAACAAACAGTTCGGTCATAGCCACCAGCCATAATTCCGTTAGGCATTAGGGTTAAAAACCGTAGCTTTTTGTTAGGCATTTCGTATTTTTCACTTTCCAACGGGAACCCAAGATCATCGGCTGACTTATCATCCACAAACGTATTTTGTGAAATCGGAATTTCCCCAACCAGATAGAAGTCAGAAACACCACCCTCTGTTGACGTTCTATAGATTCGACGTTTAGTGATATTGCCGGATAAAGCACCTTCACTGTGAAATGTCAGCGTAACCGTACTCTCTGGGAACTTAATTTCAGCTTGATTGCTGATCGGAGATTGCGCCCCTTCCTCTTCTTGTTCGCTAACAAGCGTGTAGACATAAAAACGAGTTTCGTCGTCGGTTGCTTCGTCTTCTTCTGGTAGAGGATCTGGAGCATTTACTTTTGCTGTCACGCCATGCTCTGGCGCTGGCACTCCTAATGGATAAGAGTCAACGGGAAGATCACCAACACCATTAAATATCTGGTTATTGGTAACGCGAACTCCGGTATCACTCGTAAAATAAACACGGTTCCAAGGGTCACCAACAATTGGCGACACAACCACATCAACATCAGTTTTCCACTTGAACCACCAATCTAAAAACTTATAAACCGTTTTATGGCTTTCCGTTAAGCCTTCAGTAGTGTCCTTCAAGCCAAGGTAAGGCTGAAGGTTTCCAACCGGAAACTGACAATCTACCGCTTTTGTGGCGTATTCATTTGGTAGGAGTCTCGGCGTCTGTTTTGGCCGTTCTCCAAAGAAAGTAGCGACGTTAATTCTAGGCATTATTTACCTGCTCTCTCTTTGTAATCGGCAACGGCTTTCAATCCGGCAACATCGGCCTGTAGAGCGCTGATATCTTGGCGAATATCTTTTACATCAGTGCCAATGTTTTGCTGAGTCGTCTCGATACTGTTCAAGCGATAATTCATCACATAGCCAGTCCCAACTATCGAAGCACACAACATCACAACGCCTAGTGGATTGTTGTTTAGTAACTTCTCTAACATCTTTCGCCCCTTCCAATTCAGGGCACTTTCGCACCCCGTCATAAACTGCAATGCTTGACCAATAATAACTCGGAATAAAAACACTTTCTCGATTGAAAACAAAAATCACCAATCGAGAATCTTAGACTTCTAAAAATTCGAATGGAGTTTGCATATCCCCCTCTGTCCAAGTGGCGTATTGATTAAATAGCTTTTCCAATCGAATAGCATAAGCATCTTTAATTTGCTGGATCTGATTGTACGTCAGTCTTACAGGTTCATTATTTGCTGCAATCCAGACCGTCTCTTTATCCAGCATATTATTGCGCTCTGCATACCATAGCGTTTCATCCATGTTGTTCCGGTCAACTTGGCGAACTTGGAACTCATATCCATGAATAAAGATGTTTGATAGTTTTATTTCATCTCGCAAAGCTTGCGCCTTGTTCCGATGAAACTCCGCGATCACATTGTCAGGTTTTCTCTCGACAACTGGCGTCTTGGTAACGGTAAATTCTTCGTCATTGACCAAATAATCGTATTCACCATTATGAGTGTAATAATTAGCGTCGTATGGCACTTCAATCACTTCATAAACGGCGCGGCGATTTTGCATATCGATCACTGGCCGCGCTGGTGGCAACGTGGCAACTTCTTCACCATCTTCGCCAATAGTGATTTCAGGAACAAAGTTCTCTACATCCACCAGCCATTGAAGATACTGATCGTGGTTTACTTGAAAATCTTCCCAAGCAATTGCTCGTTCAAGCTCTGGCTTAACAACTTGCTCCCAAGACTTACGCTCACCGCGTCTTTGGTTTACATCATGAAAAGTAATCTCTTCAGGCTTATTAAGAACAATGACCGTGTATTGCTCGGTTATAGGGGAAGGTTCCTCCCCCTCTGTGTAGCCAATCACTCGTTCTCGAATATCTTCAGCATAGTAATGCCGGATATTCTCATCAATATCGGTTAAGGCCGTGTAGTCGGTATCAATGATCATAAATCCACCCCACTGACTTGAGAACCAGCACGAGCTTTATTCTTTGTGTAACCGTATGGAATTGCCAGCTCATGCGTACCATATAGACAAGTATCGCCATTGAGGTTTATGAATGTTCCAATACCATCAATGATTCGAATTGTTGAATCGTCGCCCCAACCGTCACCTGTATATAGTTGAATTGTACTTACTGCATTTGAAGACTTACTTTTTATCACATTGTTTGCGTCAACATAATAAGCGGTATAGTCCACTGGAATACTAGCCTCATTACCATTCCAAATAACGAGTCTGCCATTCAATACACTTCCAGCAACGTTAACAAGATAAATAGCACCACGCTTACGAAGCATTTGAGCACCAGTGTCAACAATTGGATTGGTGAACGGCTTGTAAACCAACTCATTCCAAGCAAAGTTCAATGAACACTGTTGATTAGCAGCAGTTTGATACCATAGAGCTTTAACAGCAGGGCTGTCATTAGTTGGAGCTAGCGCCGCAATTGGTTGGTGTTTTGGTGGGTTAACAGAGCCACCACCAGAGCCAATGTTGCCCTGAGCAGCCATGTAGTAACCATAAGCACCACCCAAATCAGTAGGGGCATGGCCTGTCGCGCTGTTGGTAATCACTTTGCCCATCAAGCTCTCACCAAGAAGAACACCGTAACCAACTGAATTACCGTGAACGAGCGTTACATCGCCAATACCCTCTGAACCATTAAGCACTCGCTTGATAACAGAGCTCTTAGCCTGTTTAGCAAATGCTGTGTATTCCCAAATCTCTACCCGACCTGTTGGCTGTAGTGAACTAGCTACAAAAGTATTCTTAGCTGAATCCCACGCAGGTGAATCAGAACCCCAAGCTGTACCAAGATTGTCTGTGTATCTACGTGCAACAGCACCAAGTACATTCTTTCTTGTACCTACAATAGTATTGTAATTAGTATGGAACTTAGGATTCCAAGAGCCAATCCAACCATTAGCTAATGCTGGAGTAGTAAGGATATTAGCAGGAGAACCAATCACATCCTGTTGGAAGAAGTTACCTGATGCAGGGATGTTGGTATAAAGATTAGCAATCTCTGAACCTTGTGCTCCTGTCGTAACATATGGTGCGTTAGGTGAACCGATAAAATACAAGTCTGTATAAGTACCTGCTGGAGCACCTTCCGAAGCTAAAGAAGTATAGATGCGTGATACACCTGCTTCGTCTTGGATAAATGAAGTTACTTTCCATAAACCACCAGTTTTAGCATCATAAATAAAACCAAGTCTTGGTGTATTTAAATCATTATGTGGTGTGTTATCTGCACGTCCTTTCCCAACAGTGATAGTTAGACCAACATCAGTTACGCTAGCACAATCAAAACGACGATAGTTATTAACAGAGAAACCAGTAGTAGCTGTACCAATTCGATATACCTTTGAACCGTACAATGTCTCTTCACCACGATAAGTACCATTAACTACTTTCAGGAAGATCTTGGAAGCTTCTTCTTTGCTACTCATATCCTTAGCAGGAGTACGGTAGTCAATTACACCACCTTGACCTGAAGCATAGATAGCATCGTAGAAACGACCATCAGGACGACCTGAGACGTTGCTTGAAATAGAACCCCAACCAGAACCATTATGCCCAATGCCGCCAGCAGAACGAGAAAGGAATGTTTTTAAGGTAGTGACCGTTTCATCACCTAGTTCATACCAGAAAACAGAACCAGTATGTGCTACGTTTGTTGCTTTATCTGCTCCCATAGGGTTAAAACTAGGATGATAAACACCTTGGTTCAGTCTAGGAACTACACCACATACTAGGAAGTAACATTCTCTGTTAACACCTTCACCGAGATTACTTTGAGTTGTTAAGCTAAAAACACCTTTATTCGGCCTGTCGTTATAAGCAACCCAATCTGTTGGAGAATACCAACCATCAGCACCAGTTTCACAAAAGGCAGTAGAAGAATCCAAAGAACCTTGCGCACGCACACGACGGCCTGAAACTGTAGCATTTGAGTCAGCCCATCGAAAAATACCATTAGCTTCACGAATGTTTGGATTAGTACGGAACCACTTACCATTACCAGCACCAGCAATAGTACGTTGACGCACACGCCATTGAACAAGTCGGCCATCATCAAGTAAATAAATGTTGTGATCAGGATTAGAGACTAAAGCTCTCTTTTGATCATCAGTTGCAGCCCAAAAATCAACGCCTTTACCCTTCGAGGTTGTATCTCCATCGAATACCGAATAGTAGGTAATAAGACGATTCGATTCTTTTGTTGCAATCCCTTCGATGCTTGTTAGTTTTGACTGAATACAACCATAAGGGTAAACAACTGGATTGGCCTTGCTGATTTCTTCTAAGAAATACTCAAAACCAAACAAATCTACACGGTTGATTACTACTTCTTCGGTAGCGAGAGAAACTGATACTTCGTGAACTAAGATACTTGAACCAGTAGCATTGCCTTTAGGTTGGATAATAAAAGAAGTTAAACCTGTAAAATCAGCAGTAAATTCATTAACCCCTTCATAGAGTCTTTGAGATACATATGCACTAGACCCAAGTTTATACTGCCATACAGGAGCAGCACCGCCTTTAAGATCACTAATAACAATACGTATTTTATTCACACCTGCGCGAGGCCCGAAACCTTGAGGGAATAATTGACCATTAACAGAACCGTTAGTAGTAAGACGTAAAGCACCATTCTCCATAACCATAGTTGCTGAGTTACTTACACCCCAGCTAACAGTATTATCACGGAAGTCACCATTCTTAATTTGACCCTCAAAAGCTCTACCAACTGCTTCATTAACATCAGCAGCAACATTCCCATACTTAGGATCTACATCCTTAGTTAGATCTAGGGTAGCTTTACCTGAGCCACGACAATTACCAGTGGAGTCATAAACAACTGTACCGTTAGGAGCTTCGGGGAATTTAATTTCACATGGTTGATATGTTGGATCGCTCCGGTTCACGCTATACAAGCTAGAAATAAAACCAGCTATATGGGTAACTGCGTGATTTGTTTTAGAACTACCGCCGATAGAAGACGTACCACGACCAATTTTAAGTACATTTTTCTCCGCAGTTGCAGACCATAGCCCTTCATTAATATGTCCAACAGTATTGCCGCCTGAATGCTGAGTACCCATGTGAACAAAACCACTAGCCGCAAACTGTTCACTAGCTAGCATTCGTGCAGCTTTCATGTTTGCTTCGCTTTGGCAATAGATTTGCCAACCAACATAACTACCGGATTTAATCTCTTCCGCTACTTGCTTTGTTTCATTCGCTAAGGCTTCAGTTTGCGTTTTCAGGGCTTGAGAATCGGTCTTGCTTTGTGCTGCGCTTGTAGCTGAAGCAGCCGCTTGAGTAGCCTTTTGCGTTGCCGTTGATGCAGCTTGTTCGGCGCTCTGTTTTAGTGAAGTCATTTCACTAATTGCTGTGGTTGATTGCTGCGAAATAGCTGCTTTTTCTGTGGTGGCTAATTCCGTAATTTCAGTTTTGCTTGTACTAACTAAGGTGTTAATTTCACTCTTACTCGTTGTAGTAAGAGTTGTAATATCTTTTTTGCTCTTAGTGGCAAGCGCAGTGATCTCCTGCTTGCTAGTGCTTGTTAAAGCTGTGATTTCACCCTTAACGGTAGTCGCTTGCGTATCAATAGCCTTACTAACAGCAGTAGCCTTAGCATCAATTTCAGTTTTTGATGTACTTACAAACTGCTCAATATCTGTTTTGGTTTCGTGAACTTCTCCAGCTTGCGCGTACACATCGTTTTTAGCCTTGTTAACCAAAGCCAGAGTATCCGACGCATCAAGAGCATAGCTCTTAGCTGAATACATACCTGGCTCAACCTCCACACCTTGGGCGGCGTTCGAGTATTTGCGAATTAGGCTTAACGCTGCATCGGTACTAACAAGGTCATCCTTAATGCTTTCCGACTGATCGATTAGCTTTGTAATGTCAGATACCAATGTTTGAAGTGGCACAACCTCAATAGTTGAGCCGTCATCGGTATGAATTAGAACCTTATCAGCCGTCGATGTGTAATAACCTCTAAGATCATCAATCAACACTTGTTTTGAGTTAATTGCAGAGGCAACCATAGCAGCCACACGAGTTGCAATAGTAACTGAGGTATTTCGGATAATCGCATACTCACCATTTGCTGGTGGAACACCATTAAATGCTCTGAACAGTGATAAATGTTCGTTATCGGTGATCGACTCAACCTCATAAATACCACCAGCAATCAACATAATGTCACCAGCTAGCGGCTTGTTTCCGGCATCCATCCATAACGTACCAACGCCTACAACCTCTTTTGAGCCGTCAGTTACAGTTACCGTACCTCTTCGATACCAGCTACTTGTCATTGTTCTTTACTCCAATTAATTAGCGTGGTTGGTTTTTGATATCTGCGCTTTTTTGTTGAACGATAGTGTCTGCTTGGCTCTTGTCACCAAGCATGATTCTAAATGCGTTGAGCGCTGTACTTGCTCGCGCTGCGTTTGCTGTAAACTCTGCATCTTCACTAAATGCTCGATAAACAAGCCATTCAATGATCGCGTTGTCATACACTGGGTTAAGCTCGCACTTAGTATCTGAGTCATAATCGGCGGTTGTTACTGGTGTCGGCACTTTTGCAAACACGCACTCAATGGTTGTTCCAGCTTCAACTGGCGGGTACATATAAAAAGTGTTTGGATTTCGGTCATCATAGAGCCAAGCCTTGGCCGCTTGCGCAAGAGGTTCAGTGCGCCACTCTGGTCGGTAATCATCAAGCATTTTGAGATTTACATTTCCAGAAATAGCCGCGCCCCCTTTATTTCGAACCACATCAACTACAAAGCGAGCGTTAGACGGAATTGTCTGAGTTGAACCCTCAACACAAACAAAGTCCTCATTGGCCGTTAGTGCGTCTGGTCGGATAGACAAAATAGCTCGAATTGCCGAGTTAAACGCATCAGCCCAAAAAGCCTTATCCCATCGAATCATCGTTTTATCGACTACAAGGCGAGCTGCTTCATCAATCAGTTGTTTGACCGGAGTGTTATTTGCTGACATATACACCTCTAGTAAAAATTGTGCTTACGCACTTTGTTTTTGAATGAGTTGAAGTTGTCTTTGCTTAGTCGGTAAGCGCGGCGATAACCCTCGATAAATTCACGCTCGTACATCAACGCGAGATCAGGGTTAAACCAATTTGTGCCAACCTGTAGTCGGAGTCGGTAAGCAGCGCCAGCCGCTAGAGCCTCGCCGTAGTTTTCAACTAGGTATGAATTAAGGTTGTTCTCATCGAAATTTAGCTTTGGTTTTAGTACCGCCGTAACGGTCACCGCATCAAAGTCATTCGTGAATGTGAACTCATTGGTTACAGGATCAAAAACGTAGTCGTCATTGACGTAAAGCGGAGAACCGCAATTACTCACTACGCTGTCAATTTTTAGAATTGCTGAATCGGTAGGAATGCCAGCAACCGGAATTTGCACACCAGACACAACGGCGGTCAATTTGACCTTTGTTTTTATGAACTCTGATTTCTCGCAAAACTCGCGGTAAGAGTCGCGCAAGGCGTCATCCATCATGATATCGACAACGCCAGCGCAACGCCAGCGCAACGCTGGCGCACTAACCGATATAAATCAGATAGTGCGCTCATCATTAAGCCTCTGGAATACCGTGTTTAGCGTGTAGCTTGTCACGCACTGCCATGCGTAGAGCTGACGCATGTGTTTCGCCTTCTGGAACTTCCAACGCTAGCGGATCAATTGGAAGCTCTTCTGCTAGGATAACGGTTTCAAGTTTCGCCTTGGTGTATTTGGAAATGTTGACGACTTCACCATCAACCATAACGAGCCAAGTGTTTGCTTTCTCTTCTTCAGCTTTTAGTTGCGCCGCTCGTTCCGCTAGTTGCTGACGCTTTTGCTCTTCAGCTTGTAGGCTCTCGATTAGAGACTGAGCACTTTCAGGAGTAGCAAAACAAGATTTGATTTGCAGTAATCGGTGCGCCACTTGTTCCGGTACGCTGGTTGGTTCGCCACGGTTAAAGTAGTAGTCACGGCCAAGCGTGTTTACTTTTTTAATTGGCTTTTCACCGATCCAAACAATTTTCTTTTCTGCTGTCATAGTCAATACCCTTATGTGTATTCGATGTGTTGAGCTGCGGCCATTGCCACGGAACATATAAAAAAGGCCAGCCAATTATCTGACTGGCCTGTTTTTCAACAGAGTGGACTATCTTAGATAGTGCCGACTGAAGTGGTGTAAATCGCTAGACGGATCTTGTCTGCTGGAACTTTGGCACCTGCGAAAGTAAGAACTAGACACTTATCTTTTTCAGCAACATCTTCTGACGGGAAGTAACCAGCCGCATCCGAAGACAATACGCCAGCCGGAACCGCCGTAGCCGTGCCGATCACATCTTCTAACTTGGTGCCAACTTGAGGCTCGTGAATACCATCACCTAACAAGGCTTCGTTCAGAGTAGCCTTAGCAGTTAAGCTTGCTACTGCTTCGCCGTTGGTAAGGATCTTCACTTCCACCAGCTTCACGCCAGCCTCTAGGCTTGCCGCGATAACTGAATCATTGATTTCTGCCGCCGGAACTTCAGCGAACATCACTGAAAGGTTACCGTGAGTACCGTTATAGACGTTTTGCTTAACGGCTGGTGATACTTTAACTGCCATTGCAATTCTCCTTTGATTCCGATGAATAAAGGCTGGCTAGATAGCCAGCCAGTCACTTATTACTTAGATAGACCGCCAACGGCTGTATCTAGCACCATTACGCCGTAGTCATTGATTCGGCCATTCTTCTCTTGGAAGCGAACTTTCTTAACGCCGCTCATCCAAGCGATAGACGTTTCACGACCGTTGCCATGGTCAACCTTCTCGGTGTGCATAGAGAACTGAGCACCGCTTGAAGATTTACCGTAAGCCACTGCTAGCGCTTGGCCGCCAAGTAGGATTGCGCGGTCAATTACGGTAGCTGCTGTAGCTTCAGTTTCAGTGCCATTGCCGCTTGCTGCGCCAACTTTCACTGTTGAACCTTTATTAAAGCGAACTGGTTTACGGTATTGGCGAACCAAGATGTTGCGCCACATTAGGCGGTCACCTTGGAATAGTGGATGCTTAAAGCCTTGCGAACGGTTAACCGCATTAGCGATCAGCTCTTGCACTTTGCCAGCACCTTGGACGTCAGCCCATAGGTCGGCCCATTGGCGCGGAGTAACAAATAGAACGTAGAAAGGCGACTCACCGTAAAGCTCATCAGCTTCGAAGCGGATCGGCTTGATTGGATGTGCCATTTCTTCTAGGTAAAGCGCAATTTCATCGATCTTCGCTAGGGTTAACGTGTCGGCTGCCACGATATCTGCAATACCTGTTGCGTCACCACCGAAGAAGTGGCGATCCGCTGTAGGAGCGGTAACAGGGTTAACCATGATTTCACCAAACATTGGATGATCCGCAGTTGGAACAATCATGTCGGAAGGCATGAAGTCACCACGCGCACCAGCTAGGTGATACGTTGCGATTTCATCTTGTAGATCGTTGAAGTAGTTACCAAGCATTGTACGAGCTACTTGAAGTAGGTTTTGCTTGGTGCGTTGTTGAGCCATCTTACCGCCTGAATCGACGTTATGACGGCCTTGGTTAATGACTAATTCAAACTCAACTTTTGATAGAGACTCGCCACGACCTTCGATTTTTTTATCGCCCATCGTTGGCATACCGCCCAAGTTGTGGAACAAATCCATTTCAACTGTGTCACCAGCCTGTTTTGTAAGGTCGGTGATCATTACAACTGGCGCACCAGCTTCAGTTTGAGTTTTGTTTCGGTTGCGGTCTGCTGGCACTGCCTTTGGAGCTTTACCAGTTAGCATGTTTACAAAAGTGTTTTGGCGGCGCGTATGAGTAAACAGCGCGGCACCAAACGCTTTAGCAGCTTGAGCTTTAGTGATAGTAGTCATTATGAAATCCTCGACTAATCTAGAGCTATCACCGCTTGAGCTAGGAACTCTTCAACCTTCTCTGGCGACATATTGGCAAGTGATTGCTCAAGCGCTAGTGCGTCTTGATTCAACAATGCCTGATTAGCTGCCGCCGTAGTGTCCAGTGAAGAACCACCTAGACTAGACGGTGAATTAGGTACAACGGTTTGTTTTTCTGCCGTTTGTTGAGGTTGCTGCTGGCCTTGCTCGGCTTGTTTCTGTGCCTTTTCAGCATCAATTGACGCTTGAACCGGATCACCGAAAGCGGCCTTCACTCGGCGTTGCACTTCTGCAAAGCGTTCTTTTAGTGGCATGGCTTGGAACGCTGGATCATTCTTGAGCTTGTTGTCGATAACTAGGGCCATATCCCAACGGTCACGGTCACTCGATTCCCAAGTGCGAAGTTCTGTTAGTTCGTCAGCGTTTAGCGCGTTAGTAACTTCGTTAACTCCGTCATTGGCTTCTTGTTGAGTGGTCGCAGCCTTACTTTGAAAACGCTTAACTAGCGCCGTTAGTAAATTTGCTGCCGTTTCTGGCAACTCATCACGCAGCGCATTGAGTGCATTTTCATCGTTCAGCAATTCTTCAGGTAGCTTTTCAGGCGTAATGCCAGCTTCTTCTAATTGCTTGGTGTATAGCTGTAGTTTTTCCTTGGCGGTTGTAGCTTCACTTAACTGTTGCTCTAGCTCCTGCATACGGCTTGACGCTTCGCTCGCCTGATTGCGAGCCTTTTCTAGAACTGCATAAGGAATCGTATGTTTACCGTCCTTACTTGCTACCGCTGCATTGTCTGGATCAACTTCAATGTAGAGCTTGCCGTCAATCTCTCGAACCCCAATGCTATCTTTGGCCGCATTCGTTTTAGGCTCTTGGCCCTGTTCTGATTTATCTAGGTTGGCGTCACCTTTTGGCTGAGTAGTGTCAATAACACTTGGTAGTGCCTCATCTTCCTCGCCTACGCCCATTTCGTTATCAGTCGAATGGTTGTCTTGGTCATTTTCACCGCTGAGAACGCCCAAATCGTCATCTAGGTCAATTTCATCTAGCAGTGCGTCAATGTCTTCGACGTTGCCAGTTAATAGTGCTTGGTCAAGTTCTATAGTCATAATCCCCTCATGTGCGCTTATCGCTGCGCTTGCGTTTGGTTTGTGCTTATCGCCGCACTTGCGAACAAGAAAGCCAGCTAACGCAATCGCGCTAACTGGCTTTTTTATGTTCTCGTGTTGCGTTAGTTTTTCGCCGCACACTCAATTTGCTGATAAATGTACCACAAATTTACGAATGCAAACTAAAAATTAACGTTCGATGATTATCTAGGCGTAGCGAGTCTCACCTGATTTAGTAAACAACAGGATTGCATTCTCTGGTGCATCTTCTGGTAAGTTGAACACATCCAAGTGCAACCAGCTCACACCTTCTTCCATTCTCGTTAGATAAGGGAATCGGTCTTTGTGTTTAATAATCAAATCACGCAACTCTTGAGCCGTGTAATGATTACTAATTAAATCAACAGCTTGCCCTCTACCATGCGCAGAGAATGGAGTGAAATGTTTGTCACTCGCAAGTCGCAAACCTGAGTAACCACGAGATCCACCAGCTTTCCAGTTGTTACAGATAAGCGCCGCTTTCTTCGGATCGATTTCACTAAGCAGCGTTCGCAGCTCATCAATAGTGATCAGCAATCGAGCATCCATACCAAGCATGGCCTTTTCACCACGCGCCTGATAAGCAGCTTTGCTCACAAGTTCCCAAGTCTTGAACCATTTAGGTCGATAGCTTCTTAGTCGTTTGTCATACATGGCTTTTCTCTCCAAACAATTACGTCTTATGCGCTCATCTTTCTGTAAGCTTCTAGCTTGTAGATCTCTTCGAATGTGTTGTTAAAACTCACTTGTCGGCCAATCTGGTCACGCCAGTTTTCAGGGTCGATACAAGTTGCTGGTTTACCAACAACAACAAAGCCGCCTTTCATCTTGATGCCGCAATACATGAATTTATTACCTGCAAGCGTGACGGTTTGAAAATCAATCTCTTCAACTCGATCAACAATGTCTTGAGGCTTTACACGTTTGCCAGTGCAACCTAGCACTTCCATCATTTCTTGAATTTCAGTATTCGGCTTAAACTCGGCTGGTAATTTCATTTACTTACTTCCCCCACTTCATAAACTTCATTGGTTGCTTTGTTCGACCTAAGCCCTGCATCATCGTTGAGCCTAGCCAAAACACGATAGCCGTTGAGAACGCGCCCATTACCTGACCTGCGATCATGATAATTAGTTGCTCATATGATTTTGGAACCGTCCACCAAAACAATGAGCAAAACATACCTGACACCATGACACACAAGATCAGAGTTAACGCTGAAGGCATCCAGTGATCGCCGTGTGCGTCTCTCGCGTCTTGTGTGTCTGTTAGCTGCATAGATAACTGGTTAAGCGCCATTTCTTGCAACTTAACTGCGTGTTGATTCTGAAACTCAATAATCTTTGTTAGAGCTTCAGGGTTTTCTATCAGCTCTTTGATAACGGCGTCCGGTGTATCTTTGACACCAAGAACGCCAGCGATCAGAGTACCTATTGTTTTACCAGTGGCACCGCCAAGTAATGAACCAACCAAAGGGGCGGATTCGCCCACAATGTTTTTAACTTGTTCCCACACTTCTAGTTACCTCTTACATTTAGATTTGAAGGTTTAGCAATTGCTGGTCGATGTTCGCTAATATTGCATTAACTGTGCTATCTGCTTGTGCTTTGACTTCTGCGACCTCCTGTAAAACTTTCGCAGTTTCGGCCTCAACCTTGTTGTCTTTAACGTCTTGGCTTTCTGCATCACGTTGTAGTTTGGCAATCTTGGCCTGTAGTTCTTCAACCTTGGCCGCGCCTAAAGCAACCTCGTTTTGTAGCTGCTGCATTTGAATTTCAGCCATTTCTTGCTGCTTGCGTTGTTCTTCCTGCATAGCTGCTTGTTCTTCTGGCGTCATATCTTCCGGCGCTTTTGGAATGTTTAGAGTTTGTCTGATACGGTTCAGGATCTCTTGCTTGTTAGGTACATCCATTAACTCGACAACCATATCTAGCGTTGCCATTTGAATTTGTGGTGGCAACTGAGCAACTAGCGCGGTTAGTTGTTGAGCCATTTGAGCGCGGAATGTAGCAGTTTGCTGGATTGGAGCTTGAGCAATATGACCTTTCCAACGCTTAACGTCGTTGGTCACTGTGCCGTCATCATTGGTCACGTTTAGGTGAATGACTTTGCGCTTATGAGCGTCTTGCTTGTTAACCGTTACAGCGATATTGCTTTGCTTCGCTAGGTCTTCGATTAGGTAGGCCATCAACAGATCAGCCACTCGTGTTCTTGAATAGTGATAGTTGTCATTGATCTCTGCTAGCGTAGTCGCACCTTGTTCTACTAGCGAGTTAATAGCAACTCCGCTGGTGGCTGAAGAGTCTTGGCCCAACATTGCATTGTAGATGCCAGCAACGTCTTGGATTTGCTTCATTGAGTCCTGCATAACAGTAAACTGCTGACTCGCAATATTGAAATCTTGCTGAATCTGGATAGCTTCACTGATTGATTTCTTGTTCTTGCGATCAGGGTTTAACTCAATGTAACCGTCTGCGCGTTCGACCTCTTCTAGCAAGTCCTCGCGGCTCATGTTGGTTGCGTCTTGGTCTGCAATGACACGTTTAGCTTGTAGCAACCACGTAAGCTTCATACGACGATAGTTGATCTCATCTTGAGCACTAATCATTCGGCTTACAACGCCGTAAGGTTGGCCGGATTTATCCATTCGATAACCGAAGAACGGAACAATTGGAAAGTATCCGCTCGGTGCAACTGATTTACGATCAATGATTCTATGAATACCAACAAACCACGCTTCGCGTACTGCTGACCATGTAGCAATTCGTGGTTTAAATGTACCCATTTTTACGCCAACGGCTTGAGCGATATTATTTGGATTGTATTCAACTGTTCGGCCATTCTTTAGGTCGATGACATAACCGCGTCTAAATGTACGGTAGTAGATAACCTGTAAGCAGATACGGCCACGCGCCTGATCTAACCATTCAGACGTATTTCGATCCCAACTCTCAAATTCATGGTAAGCAGCAAGCAAATCTTGGTCTTGCTCTTCGTAGCTTTCAAGGTTTGCAAAGTCTTCCCAATTATTCATTGCTTGGCGAATGATTTCGGCGTGTTCAGGGAAATGAGCAATAGCCTCGTCAACGTCTACCCAACGTTTACGCAGCAACCATCGAGCATCAGACAAGTCGGCCTCTTGAGCGTTCCAGTCCCACCACATTTCCTGACGGCGAACTGGCTTGATGTTGTAGCCACCACCATAGAAAGGATCGTCATTTCTGGTAACTTCTACCCAACCAATACCAGCTTTAATTTGTGAAGCGTAAGCGTCGGCATTAGCGCGATCAGCTCGTGCAAGTCGCCACGCATCTTTAAACTTCTCCTGAAGTGCATCGCGTAGCTCTTCGCCGTCATCGTCATCGGCTGTAAGTACAAGATCAGTTCGTGTTCTTGCTTCCATACCTAAAACGGCGTCAATAGCTGGCGCTATTAGGTTATTGATAATGATCGGTTGTCCACGTTCTTCGTAGACTTGTTTTACTTCCGGCGCTAGTTGGTTGCCGTCGTAGTAATCACAACACTTTTGCGCTGGGTCGCGCCAGTTTGGTTGTGCTTCCACGTTTGAGACTAATCGGCGTAATTGAGCAAGGTTAAAGCCCTTGCCGTCATGCTCCGCATGGTCTTCATTCCAAGCCATAAATTCTCCCCTCACTTAGTACGCCAATCGCTTGATCGCTTGGTGCGTGGCTGTAACTTGGTCATGGTTCTAGGCATTCGAACAACCATTTCTAGCGCAATCGCATAGCTCATCACTTGGTCATCAAATGCGCCTTCAATTGCGTTCATGCTTCCTTTGGAGTCATAAACGTAGGTATTCAGCTCTGTAACTGTCCCGATCCATCGAATGCCCGACGTATTATTGCGCAATTGCTCATTTAAGTTTGAAATAATTATCGGCTTGGATTTACGAGTGGTAAGCCAGCCTAATCGCCCTGTTTCTTCGTCCTCATCTTCCTTGTCGTGGTGTTCTTCTTGGTAGATTCTGGATATTGGATAGATATCGCGTAGAACGTTTAAAACGGCGTGGCCGTGGTTGTTTCGTTCTGGCGCAGCGTAGGCCGCTCTACCGTTTTTACCTGCGTACATCTTGCCAATGATTGCGATAATCTTTGCAAACTGATCTGTGTCGATATGACCAAACCAATGAGCAACTTGATTGCCAGTTTCGTCCAGCACATCAATTGAACCTCTGTCCCCATGTTCCAGACCTTCCGCAACGTCAGCGCCAAGGGCGTAATCCTTTTCTGGATCAGGCAATTCCCAAATAAGCAAATAGCCCTGTAGTCCGTTCTGCATGTTCTCGCTTTTACCTTCACGGTTTACGCTATCTCGAACATCAAACATTGCGCCTGTCTCTGGATTAACGTCATAGACAAGCAACGGCTTGGAGCAAGCTGACTCCGCAGCCATACAGGAAGGAGCGCTAAATACACGACGGCCTGACGTTAAGAACGCCTCTTGTGGTGTACTTGGATACTCTTGTTTTGTGTACTCTTCGTAGTGGTTATAGGTTTCGACATACCACTGCTTTTGCTCATCCGTTAACGGTCTACCCAAGTGACGGATCACGAATGGCTCAATCGACTTAAAGTATTCAATAAAGTATTTGGATAGCTTCAATCCGCCTAATGGCAATGGTGAGTAATATCTAGGATGAGTGAACCAAGGAATGAATCTAAAGTGAAAGTCTTTAGCACCCAACTTCACTCCGCTATGTGCCCGTTCCTCGGCTTTCTTACACAACTCAAAAAAGAGTCCTGCCGCGCCTTCTGCCGTCGATTCAATAAAGAGTTTGCAACCTTCGTGAACAGTAGGCATCGAACCTGTTTGGATCTCTTTGGCCTTTTGTGGGTAACCTGCACAAATACGGCCCAACTCTGAAATATGTAGAAACTGCAACGTACCGGAACGGAATGACGTTGCAACACGGATTCGTGAACCATTGGAAAAACTGAGTCGGCCACCGTTAGCGCCACCAGCTCGTTGAACTACACGAATGCGAGAACGCAAGTAATTAGGCAAATTGTTATATGGAAAGACAACCTTTGTCTGGAAGATAGCGCCAGCACTTTCCAAATCCTGCGCGATAATACCTGCGGCATAGTTCTTATTGAATAAACACGAGTCCAGCGCGTACAAGTCGATAAAGGTACTAAAGCCCAACTGACGCGCTTTAAGAATCAATTCAAAGGTATGGGCTGTTTCAAAGAGATCTCTCTGAGCGTCACGCATTCGAAACGTGACAACGCGACCTTTATCATTCTCTATCTTGTAAAGGTTGTTTAAGCGCCATTCCTTACAGGTCATATAGTTCCTGAAGTAACGGCGCTTCTCTGGCCGTGAAAGCGCTTTGAATTGCTGATCGGTAAGCGCTGGCATAACTAGGTTTATGCCACGGCCATTAATAGAATCCTTATACGGCTGAATACCATCATTCATCATCGTTCAACACTCCACCTTTATCTTTGAAGCGCTGAATGATTTCATCGTCATCCAAATCTTGAACTTCATCTAGCAACATACCTAGATCATCATCGTCGCCTAGACCTTCACGTTGTTTCTGGTCGAGATCATGACGAGCAAGCGCAGCTTGAGCCTTAGCCTTGTCAGTATTCGCTTCGGCCAACGCAATGCCTTTGCGTTTAAGGTTGGTATCAACTTCGACTTGTGTGGTTTGAGCGATAACCTTGCTTATTGCTCGATTGGTTAATCGACGGTTCGCCATTTGGCCCTCTAAATACTCAAGCTTTCCGGTGTGGTGGCAAACCATGCCAAAACTCGACTCGATTCGTTTCTCAAGTCGGTCAATAAACTCCTGCTCTAGTTCTGTAGGTTTATCGCCACGTTCTTCCAGCTCTTTGAGGAAGTCAGCTAATTCATCTTTGTATTGCGTGTAGCACTCAAGCGCCTGAAGAGCGGCAAGCTTATGCACTTCTAACTTAAATTCGTCATCGACTTGATGAGAGTATTTAACTAGGTTGCCAAATGCTTTAGTCATCAAGCCATGCACGAAAGCGTTGCTATTTCCCTTTGGAGCGCCAGCGCCAGCTCGACGGCCACCGTGTCCATTTTTGGCACTTGATTGATTCGCGGTTTTCTTGCGTTTGATTTTGGTTTTGGGCGGTGTGATCCCTTTGGGTTGTAATTTTTCGCCCTGAACTTCTTCGTTGTTCGCGTTCTGTTCGCTTGGTTTGTTCTCTTTTCTCTGTAACAGTTTGTTATTTAAGTATTTTCTTGCTGTGGAGTAGACTAAACCATTGCGAACACAAAACGTCTTAACGTCAACGCCAGTTTCTTCGTATTCGCTAAGGTATTGTTTTTTAATGCGTTCCCAATTAATTCTCGCCACTTCTCTAACTCCGAGTGTTCAATTGCGTCAACATATTATCACTGTTCAGTGTTCATTGTTTTCGTTCGATAATCAAAGGCACGTTCTAACCAGCCTCTAAGCTGGCCTAAGTTGTCCGATGCAATCTCAATAACAATCCAGCCTAAAAGCTGCGCTTCGTTCATCTTCTCTCTGTCGTTTGCAAAGCCAACGCCGCGAGTGTGACGCCCATTTGAATGAGTACCGCCGTGAACCTCCAAGGCAATCTTTAAGTCGGGCCAAGCGTAATCCATTCGCCATTTGCGAGTCGGATGAAATAGAACTTCAGTTTGATATGGTGGCAAGCCGATAAGGTTGCGCTGAACACGCGCATGTAGCTTCTGGTAAGCCTTGCTAATGTCCCTTTGCTGTTTGGTCGGTGTTTTGGCTTGGCTTTCGATAAAAGCCTTTCCTAAGTGTCTGACGGGGATATAAACGGCCATATCTGTTCTCACCTGTGAACCTTATGACACGAATGATAACAAAAAAAGCCAGCATTAAAGCTGACTTGTTTAGTTTAAATATATGTTCGAGGATTATTTTTTATCTTTAAATACACCTCGTTTACGAGCGATGAATATACCCATAAAAAGAATGGCAAAGTATTCCACGGCTATTAAGATGCAATTGAACATTTCTTGAGTCATTGCTTCAGCGTTCATGCTAACAACCTCCCGAACAAATAATTACTCTACATCTACATGGTTCATGTGGAACTCAATCAGATATTCCTCATCTTCTTGGTAGAACTGCAAAGAGTAGTCTGAGCGTTCGATACATTTGAATTTGCTGTTCTCTTCCATATCCGGCGCGTAAAAGTCGTATTTCTTGTTTAGGAATGCTTTCACTCTTTCTTTGCTAGAGAAGTAATTAGTATGCGTTGATAGCGGTTCACCTCGCTTAGTAGAAACGCGCACCACTTCATAGATAGTAATGCCTTGGCGGTATTCTGGACGCTCACACTCAAACACTTCTAGGCGGTTTTGCTTCCAAGCAAGGGCTTTGATTGCGTTACCCTTAACGGCTTCCAATGCTTCACGCGCTTCGTTCTCTGAATCCCAAGAACCACACCAGCAGTAAGCAATGTCTAAGCAATCTTGTTGGATTGGTGACGCTTCGTTGTAGAAGTTACAAACGGCCTTTGCAGTTGCCTCAACGCCAGATTTAGAAAGATTCATTAGTAGATTGCCTGTTTGCGCCACCAGCTCTTTAAGATCAGCAATAGCAGCAGTAGCCAGTTTGATTTGTTTTTCTTTTAAGTTGGTCATTTTGGTCATCCTCGTGTCGAAAGGTGCAATTTTGTTTGCATGTAAAATATAGCCCCGTCGTTTTCGTTTGTAAACAAAAAGACATGAACGAAAACAAAATATTTTTTGAGGATGATCAAAAAAGGCCGCTATTGCGACCTTTAGGCATAAAAAAAAACCGCCTCGAAAGGCGGCTTTTAATCATCAGTTTTATAAGAACCGGATGCAGTAGTCCACTAGGGTTTTCTGCAAATCTTGCTTATCACTAATCAAAACCATGGCGTAAACCGTATCTGTCGCATCGTCGTATTGATAGATAAGTTTGAACCCATCAAAACTAAACTGACGAAAGTGATACACTCCAAGCTGAGTTAGCTCATAACAAGCCGGATATATGGCCGGATTGCTCTCAACGTTCTGCTCGAACGTCTCAATCAAATTTTCAATTCTCTCTACTACGCTAATGGAATCATTCCATTGTGAGTAGTAGTCAATACGTTCTTCTACTGTATTAAAGAACGTTTCCGTATAAACAATATTGGCCATCTTATGGTCACCTTATGATTTCTTGGCGGCCAATCTCTCCTTAAATGAACTCGATGACATTGTGCGACCTTGAGCTACATCCTTGCTACTGATAGTAACAAGCTTCATCAAGGCTACTGCTTGATCGCGCTTTAGTCGTTCTTCGTATGATTCCACCACATAAATCGGTTTACCGTTTTGTGTGATCGTCATCGCTTCATCCAGTGGGAGATCGGCTGCATTTTTCTTTAAGTAGCTTACCGTCTCAGTTCGCATGATTTCATCCTATTTTGCTATTGTTATTTTTATTTTTATTGCTCTATTACTGTTATTCAATTGTTATTGTTTAAACGTATATGAGAACCTAATTGTTCAGGATTCAACTCACCTACGCAACTAACTATACACCAAAAACGAGATTAGTCCAAATTTAAACTAAATTTAGATCAACCCCATCACGGATTGACCGATTAAGTGCTTTTTATGCTTATTAACTTCATTTGGATAAAAGTTTTCCTTACCGACAGTTATCCCAGGTAGTCCAAGTAAGCTTTTTTAAACTATCCGTCATTTTGTAATCCAATACCCATTACCTCTCATTAACCTATTGATTATCAATTGAACTGTAATTGGAAAGATTGCATTATAGGAGTATGGAAGACGGCTAAAATCCGTATATAGAAAGCGTTATGCAACAGTAATTAATAATGGAGAAAGTAGTGATTGTAGTTACCACTAATGAAATACATAAAAAAGAGATTTGTGCTTATCATGGTGTTGCAAAAGGGGTCGTTACTAAGAAACCTAATTTAAAGCAAGTTTGGAAGAGTGGGATGACTTTCGCAGGCAATAACGACGACGCCTTGACGAACGTATCAGAAGAAGCCAGAGAACAAGCTTATGGCTTGATGATAGAAGACGCAAAACGGTTAGGTGCTAACGCAATTATAGGTATGAGCTACGACTCGGTTTCAGCACAAGAAGGCAGAGTTGAGGTAGTTGCATATGGTACGGCTGTAACGGTCGAGCAAGTTGCATAACAAACTGCTCAAGAATTATTGGGCACACAAGGCTTTTTAATCTGCGTTAGTTTTAGTGCTTACGCCTATATACGTAAGCACGACCCTCACACCTTAACAATGCGTTATGTGCAAGGAGCAAAATGGAAACTTTAGAAATAGCGAACAAAATGTATCAATACCTAAGTTCGCTGCCAATTGCAGGGAAATACTTTGCTGACAATACTCCTATAATCATAGGTTTTTTGGGCATGTGGTGTTTTGGGCTTTTAATTGCTCGTGTTACACCAGTGCAAACGCTTATCCGTCGAACTAGCGAAGAAGCAAATGGTGATTTGCAAGAAAGTGATTTGATTCTTCTATTACCACTAAATTGGCGTCTACTGTTGTATAAAATCATCTTACCATTGCAGATTCTAGCTGTTTTCATGCTGGGCTTTTTGGTTGTTATCGTTGGTGGTGGTTTTATGGAAACGCTGTTTCTGGAATCATCAGCCGAGAAGTTTTCCAAGCTAGCAAACTCATTTCTATTTTTATTGTTTATTGGTTGGATTTGGAATTTACAGAGGTTGTACTTGTTTCAATTGGCTAGATTTATTCGTTGCAATCGGGATAACACATAACAAAGCGTTTAAGACAAATTACCACCGCTTGGCCTTTTCGGTTTGTTTTTAATTTAGTGTTTACGGCACTATACTTTAAGAGCGGTGGTCTACATAGCTCACCACTTAGCACCGCGTTAGGTTTTAAAGCACAATCTAAATGATTAATAGGAGGTAAGCTTGGAAATTGATAAGGTAAATCTTACGAAAATTGTCCAAGATTTAGGTGCAGATCTTTTAGGAGACGCTGAAAGTGAAGCCGTCAAAATGTTTAGGCGCATAACAGATTTCAGACAGACCATTACCTCTGAGTCTGATCGTGGTTGCGCTTTAATGGCAGCGGCGTATATAGATGAACGTTTAGGTGAGTTGTTACGTTCATATTTTGTCGATGATTTAAAAGAAGTCAGTAAACTGTTCGAATTCAATGGTGCTTGTGGGACATTCTCGTCCAAAATAGCACTAGCTTACGCCTTAGGCCTTATTTCAAAAAATGTACGCTCAGATCTGACTCTATTAAGGCGAATTAGAAATGACTTTGCTCATGTATCTAAGCCAATTAGCTTTGACGAAAATCCTATCAAATCTAGGTGCCATGAACTGAAGTTGTACCCTCACCCCAAAGAAATCCCACCTCGCTCACGCTTTTGTCGTTCGATGATGATAGCCGTTACACAGATTGAAACTACACGGGCCGATTTGGAAAAATGCACCGTAAAGGAAGACTATAATGGTGAACATTCAGCCCAACTAGCTCAAGCCTTTACGACAAAACTTGATGAGGTCCTAGGTACGGATTTTGCGGAGCGGTTATAAACCAAACAAAAATATTTAAGAGTGATTCGGTACGCGTGGCACTCTGGTTAAGCCTCAGTTTTTAGTGTTTAAGGTGGTATGCGGTAACTTCGGTATTGCGTTGCTCACACCCTAACAGGACGTTAGCTTTAAATGTGGAAAATAATACTGTGTTAGATTGCATTTTCAATTTGATTTTAAGCGTAGTTTCTGGAATTTATGCAGGACTAATAGTTTCACGGTTTGTAAAATTTGAGGATATTAGAACAGAGGTGAAGCGAGTTGTTCATGACATTGACTTCATGAATGAAGGTCCAAATGGAGAGATTGTCATGATAAATGAACCAAGAATTAACGACTTACACCATTGCATGTCAGAACTATTATATCTAAAGCACAAAAATGCAGCGAACATTGTTGGAAGTCTAATCGACGCAATCAGTAATGCTAAATCCCACTCGGGGAAACCGACTGGTGATGTCGGTGATTTTTACCAAACATGGCAAAGCATGGTCAGAAAGATGACTCCGGATCTTAAGGTATTACTTAGTCTGAAACCCAAGGTGTAATTAATAAAGCTAACAAACAATTTAATAGTGATTCGGTACGCGTGGCATTTTTACTATACGTTAGGTTTAGTTTTTAGGTAATATGCTTGGGCTTCGGTGTTCCTCACACCTTAAAACGGCATGATACTATTTGTTGAAGGCCGTTGTGGAACATCAGTTTAAATTTCGCATCGGAAGTCGGCTCACTTGATGTCCAGTATTAATGGTTACACAGTGAGACCATCGCCTTACTAAGTCTACAGGGATAGAACAGCGTACACACCAATATACACAGTATGTACGCTTTACATGCCCACATTATCATTCGCTCCCACGCAAAAAAGACATGGTTTTACTGAATACTCAATCTCGGTGGCCGATATCACTATGGTTCCAACATGGAAAGTTTGTTGTCGATATCCTTGGCAATGACTTGTAGCTTGCTAGAAAGCCGTGATCGAATGATGCACATAAGAATCTGCTTATCTTTTTTGTACCAAGTGTAAAGCGTATTACGGCCTCGCCCCGACTCGTCCTCAAGGTCGGCAACTGTTAAACCAAACTGCTTTAAATACTCCGCTAGATCGTATCCCATAGGCTCACACCGTCTTTAGATGCTCATTACACTCTTTAATAACGTCCACCAGCTTCTCTATCGTTAAAGAGCTGGCCGAACGCCCCTCAAATTCAGCAAATAACTCATGCAATACCATGCACTTTGTTTGCTGCTTTAGAAACTTTGCTTCGTCTAGCATTCGGGTAAGGCGCTTGATTGCCTCTGCCTTGCGAATAACTAACTGAACCGCGCTTAACTTAGGCGCACTCAAATAACCGATCACGGCACCTAAATCGCGCTCTAATTGCTTAATCTCACTCACGCTCATCGGTTTTTGCCTCTTCTTCGATATATTCCGAAACAGTCTCGTTAAAGAACACCGTGAAATCCGCACGAAAATCACTAGGAACGTCGCAACCAAGCTCCATAACGTATTCGCAAGCTTCCGAGAACTTAGGGCAATCTGGATACATCAGAATGATTTTAGCCAGTTCAAAACACGTAATTTCTGCGTTCTTTTGACTGACGGCATGATTAACAAGCGATTGCCAAGCAATGTGATTCATCACTGAGTAATTGCAAAACTGCGGCTTAGTTTGAATGGCCGCTTTAACTAGAGTCGGCAACGTTCCGGTGCGCTCTGCAATTACGTTCGCCAGAATGGTTTTCATTGAGTCGCAATTTAAGTCAAACCATAGGGCGTCAAGCTCCGCTTGGTCGCTGTAGGCTAGTTGGACGTAAGCGCTTGCAAATTCTGGATTATCAAAACCAAGTACGTCTTGAAAAACAATGGTTGCTGCGTCAATGGTATTCACTACTTTCTCCTTAGCTGTCTTGCTTACTAACTCCGCCTAGTTCGGCCTCTTCCGGTGTAACTGCGTCGATAACAGTTATCTGGCCGGACTCTTCAAGCAACTTGCTTAGTCGGGCCACTTCTTCTTGTAGTTCTTTGATTTGGCTTTCTTGTTGCTTGGTTCGGAGTAAGTAGTAATTCGAGTTAGCGATACCAAAAGAAATGTTTTCCATAACGATGCTCGATACATCCTCATGGTCATGTAGAAGAGCCAAGGCTTTAGCCGCTGCTAAGGAACAAAGCTCACTAACGCTAACAGGTTGCAGCGTGTTGGCTTCCATCTGTTTAAGTAGTGATCTTGATTTCGAAAGAATCCCCTCTGCTAGTAGCTGTTCTTGCGTTGACAGTACAATCTCGCGTGTCATAGCTGGATATTTCCTCGTTGTTCTCGTAGATAGTGACAGACTTGTACGAACCGACTAGCTTGGCTAGCCGGATCATAAACTCATCAAGGTTTAAGCGTTTCGCATCAGTGAATACGATTTGACGAGCTTGAAGTAATTCGGATCTTTTCTGCTCCGTCGTCTTTTGATTCGTCGCTTTCATTGTGGTGTTCAGAATCCTTGCATTGGCAATCTTCACAATCGCACTCTGTAAGTTTCACGCTGCTCAAATCCACACCTGCCATCTTTGCAAGAGCAATAGCTGTTACCTTTGGAAGAAGTTGAGGCATAAGCTCTTTGATCACCTCGTTCAAAGCACAACCGATGTAATCAGCGAGATTATTGTTAACCGTAGGAAACTGTTCGTGTTTAATGCCTAGACCTACTCTTTCATCATCCTGAATCTCTGGATTAATGGTTAAGGCGATTTTAAAACCGTCCCTTTGCACAAACTCTTCAAGAAAGTTCATTAGTTCTGGTCGTGTTTTGCTGTTTAGCACTTTTTGGTCGGTCATTTGTTCATACCTATTTGTTGAATTAGCCACAAAGGGCTTAGAAGAAAGCCGCTCGTCATAAGCAGCGTTCCAATCAAAAAAATTATGGTCGATGCCTTATTTGTTAACTTTCGATTCATAGAATCATAGAACGACAACACCGAAATCATAAAAAGAGCGTGACCAACAGAGAAGATCACGAATCCAAACAAAACAACAATCAAGCCTATTTTCCCCTGTGTTTTGTCTGGTAATACCTTGCGTCACTTTGTGTTGCGCCATTGTGCCATAGCAATAATTTCTTTTGTTGGCGCTAGCTGGTGGCGGCCAAATGGGATTTTGTTTTGTCGCATTATCTCGATGACTTTAGGAACTAAGTGGATACTTAGCCCTACTACTCGGTAATGCTCAATCTGTGGAATTGCTCGGCCTAGCTCGAACGCTAGGTACTCAACTGCATCTTGCTCTGAGCAATGTCTATGGATAGAAAGGAGACGAATAGCTGCGTTAAATCCTATTGCCGCGATTTCATCTCTCGGTGAAATTTTGTTTTTGGTCATGTCAGTCACACCTTGCAATATTCATTGAACAAAAATAATTGTATTCGCTCGATGATCATACAAATAAACCTAAATATTGGAATTTATGTTTTCAAAAATGTTGCGTTGCTTCGCGTCCTCTCGCACCAACTCTTCAAAGCTCCATATTCCGTTAAGCTCTCCAATCTGATCGAGCGCTTCTAGTGGCAATTTAGACCACGCATATTCCACCAGCTCTAAATCTGTACCAACCTTGTTGAAGAATAATTGCTTGCGACTACCTAGCGGATCGTGTCGTACTGGTTCGCCTTCTGGTATTGGGTTGCCGCCAGTTGCGCCTCGATGGTGAACGGGACAAAGGCCATAACCAAAAAAGTGAGCTAGTGGCTTAACCGCACCTTTCTCACTCGAATGATGAAACTCAACGTATTCCAACGGTTCAGGCCAATCATTCGGGTGACCAAGCTTATCGCAAGCTATACAACCACAACGTTGAATCACGGCCTGTCCATAGATCTGTTCTGCCTTTGTCGGTTTGCGACCTTTCATTGCTCTTCTCCTGTTTTCTAGGCACAAAAAAAGCGCTGCATTCACTGAATGCAACGCTCTAACTCAAAAGCGATACTCTAAAGCGTCACTGTTAACGCCTCGGCTTGTTCTTTTAGATCTTCAATCATGGCTCTTGGATAGGAACCAAGCTCCTGAATGTTGATAGGCAGTAACGTATCTGCGTCAACTCCTAAGTGATCGGCTATAGCGGCCATTATTTTCTTAGTTGAGTAAGGCTTCATTCTCTGGCTCAAAGCAACTTGCTGATAGCCAGCTTGCGCAAACACGCCTTTTTTGTAGTAGTGATAAGTGATCAGGTAGTAGGTTAATACTTGGTTCGGATTACTCATCTAATGCGTTCCCCTAAATAACTGCTAATGTCTCTTGGTATTTTTTGAATAGCTCTAACACTCGCCCTTTGGCCGCAAATCGCCCTAACTGTCCACCAGCAAACCATAATCCGGTATCTGATAGTGAGAGAAGTTGAATTTCTTTCTTGAGCGCGGCTTTAAAGTCCTCAATGAGCACCATCTTAGTGAGAACGGGGAACGTCCCACTATTCACTGTGATTGGTCTAGTTGGAACGTCATAAGCTTCCACTAGCTCTTTAGCCTTTTGATTGGATAGCCCGTAGTGAATACCCAAACCGGAAACAATCGCATATCCAGCCGGAATAAAATTGCGCTCTAACTCGTCAATTCGTCGATGAGCGTCGTTGGCCGTTTCAATGGCCTGTTTGGTCTGCTTCTCCTGTTCAACTAGAGCCTTTGCTTGCTCAAGTAACCATTCTGCGCTTGTTCGCGGCTGTTCGGTCAATGAATAGGAGCCATGCTTTCGAATGTTTGGTAACACTTCGTGAGTGATCCAACGCTGAAACGGCTTACCCTTTGGCGCTTGGCTGGAAAGAATCAAGTCATACATACCAGCCTCGTTGATTACCGTAAGCCGTTGATTTAACTCTAACGTCGAGCAGCTCGACGTTGGAAATTCGGCCATTAATTGCTTTAGCGGCTTCTTATCTTGTTCTGAAACATACCGATTAACCGCATCACGAGCGTTCACAAGGCCAAGCATTGCGCCGACCTCGTTCCCGATAAACCAAGGATCGTTATCCATATCAATGATGACGGTCAGATCCCCAAAAATAGGTTTGTTGAATTTGGTTATGTTCATCAACGTAATTCCTTAAAACATGGTTCTTTTGGTCATACCCTGCTTACACACGAACACGCACTATTGGCTTAACTTCAGTCATGCAATGAATATCAATAGAGTCGCCTTGCGGCGGCTCATAACACACGACTTTGAAATCATTCGGATCTACTGGCTTTTTAGGTCTAATGAATTGGCTATATCTCTTCCCGTTAAGCTTGAAATCGTACTGATAAGGCAAGTCTCGTAATTTCATGCCTACCTCACCAATTTGAGTGATTTCAATCTCGCAACGATTACGCAGGCTAGAAAGTAAATCATCACCGTAAATTCGATGCCGAACTTAGCCAGCATGTAGATCGCTAGTGCGCCGTGTATCGCTACTAAAACGGTTTCACTAAAACGCATAACTCACCTAGAAACGAAAACGATGCTTGATTTGTTGAATGTTGTGGAACACTGGCAAGTGAAGCTTCTTTGCGTAAGCAACTTCAGCGAATGCGCCAACGCTAGTTTTCCAGTTCGGCAAGCAATAAATCGCGTCAACTTCACGAATCATTGCCATTGCTATATCCATGTACCCTTGTTCGCTTAATCCTTCTGGCAACATCAGTGTGTGAACGGGAACGTGACCGATGCACTGAATCTTTAGGGCTGCGCGTTTAAATTGCGCTTCGCTATCAGGCACATCGGTAACGCCACCAGCGATATAAATCTTCATCCCTTAATGCTCTCCATTTCGCGTCTAAGGGCGTTGATTTTTAGCTCAATACGCTCAATTTCTTCGGTACTGGATTCTTTAGTGATTTGATGTTGCAGCTCGGAAATCTCGCGTGGGATCTCTCCTACTCGCCATAGATAAAAATCAAGCTTTTCGATTTTCTTATGTCGGATAGCTTCTAGCTGGTCTTTGTCTACGAGCTGGTAGATCTGAGCTAGCATGATTTCAACGTCAGCAATTTCTTCCATCACTTCAGTGATCGAGCCTTTGCCTTGTCGAAAGTGGTGGTACAGGGCAACGGCCAATTCATTTAGCTCTGAAATGGCTTGTTCAACTTGGCGTCTGCGCCCCATTGTTAACAATACTTGGCAAGCTTTTTGGGCTGGCAATTTGGTCATTGATTGTTACCTTGTGTTTTACTTCGAAAACAAATATATGATCGAAATTTACGCTTGTAAATTTAACAGACCAAAAATTTAGATTCTTCTTTTGCGCGGTGAAGAGCCTCTAAAGCAACATCAAACGCTTCAATTTCCATTCGCCCGTATGAGTTACACGTATTGCCGATCATGCTAGCCATGCCAGCTAGTGTTTTTAAGTCCTGTTCTAAGTTCTCACTCAATACTTTGAAGTCTCTTTGCTTCGCTAGCTTGTGAAGGCGAGATACGCTCAAGAATGCGTTGCTGGTGGCTTCTAGGTAATTCACTAGCGCTTTAGCAAACTCCTGATCCATTGCTGGCACATCGTTGTTGATTGCTATTTCTTCAAAGCCGTACTCGTGCATTTTGGCGATCAAAATCTTCATTTGCTGCTTGATATCGTTCATCGTTTCATGGCCCTTAGTTGGTCAATTCGATCAGAAAACTCGTGTCGTTCTCCTGAACGTCGATACTCTTCTCGAACCTTGTCACTTACCGAAACTCGACTGTGTACTGGTAGCGCTTTTAGCTCATCCTCTGCAAGTCTCAAGCGGCCAGCTCGTTCTTTAGCGTCTGCATCCCGTAGATACTTGATGAAAAGTTCTAACTCTCCACCAGCTCTAGCTCGTTTCAAATCCCAATCACAATTTTGTGCTACCCATTTCTCGGCTCTCCCCATTGGCGCACGATTCAAAAATCGGTCATAGGCTTCGCGGTATTCCGCTTCGGTTCGCTGGTTAATCTGAGTCATCAACTCACCAAGCGATGGAGGGAAGCGGTTACCGTTGGATAGTCGGTCAAAGCAGATCGCTAGTATCCGGTTAAGTTGCAAATCATTCAGGGTCGAAAGGAAGTTTCCCCATGCCGTAGTAATCACTGCGCCATTCATCGTGACCCATGTCTTGCCGTACATTTCCGTTAGCGTGTCCCATAGGGCTGTTAGCTTGGGATTCAATCCATTGGCGCTGTTGTTGTACTCGTGCAAATTTGATTGCTGGCGATTGGTTTGGGTAAATCCGCAACCATTCAGGGAAGATTGACTGATCGGCATTCTCGCCATAACCGATTCCATTGATTTCAAATTTCTGTCCATTGTCGATACCTCTTAGATTCGTGTCGTTAAGCAATTCATCAGTCCAGCGTTCGTACTTGATGTAACGTTCTGGATGTAAGCGATCAAAACCTTGTTGCTGCGCTGCATTGCGTCGCTTTACGTCTTCAGCGAGCATTCGTGCAAACTCGTAAGGCTCGGCCTTTAGGCGCTTGATAGCTCGCTTAAACTCATTGAATGCTTGAATCTTCCCAACCTTTCTCATTCCGGCAGTCCAGAAAATTGCAAACGCATCAGAAAGCAATTGGTCTGAATTGTCAGATTCGGACGAAGTATTTAGATCAGTATTTAGTTTAAGATCAGTATTTAGTAGTGTCGTATTAGCCGGATCTGGCTTTTCCGTAATACGGCTTTCACGGATTAGGCTTTTTGGATAGTCACTCACTTCATACCAGGTTGAACCGTCAGCCTCTTTGTGGCGAAGGCAAAAGCCACGCTCAATAAGCTCTTTTAGTATTACGTAAACACCATCACGCCCCGTTTTCTTCATGGTTCCGATGGTTACTTTCTCTAAGTGGGACACTTTAACTTCCCAATCATCAGGTTTTGACAACAAGTAACTAAGCAATCCCATAGCTTGAAAACTCAAACAATGGTCTGCATAAACCTCGTTACAAATCATGGTGAAGTTGCGACTTGCACGTTTACGCTTGATCGTTGCGTTCTTATTTGGTTGTGCCATATAATTACCTCGTCACAGCACTAACATTTGGTGCAAACTTAAAAACCGCCGCCTCACACGGCGGGGTTTTTTTTTTT